TTAATGTTTGAAGTTTTTTAATAACTTGAGGGGCTTGACTTTTTAACATTGGCCAAATTACAATAATAGTTTCTGTATTAGGTTCAACTTCACTGAATAAGCCCAATCTAAAGCATTAAGGGGGGGTAAGGTTCAAAAAGCTTTTCTTTATGGCGTTTCACATAACGTAATTCCTATTATCAACAACAAAAATATAAATAATAAAATGGCTTGTCGACGATTTATTGAAATAAAATAAACTATAAAAAGTAATAAAATATCTGCAATAAAAAATCGCCAAGCCAAATGCATACTCAACAATATTGGAACAAACCCGCATACATAGACTACACTGTTTTGTTTTTTGTCTTGTTTATTATTATCCAATAACCAATCCATAAAAAAATGGATTAGAATTAATGATAGCCCAAATGCTGCTACCTTATACATAGCATGATGTCGCCTTTACTTTTTAAGATCAGATAAACTTTTTTCTACTGAAACATCTGCGTGAAGAGCAATTGTATGCGTCATCTTTACATCGCCGACTGGAACTGAACCGGTCATCCAAAAATGAAAGTTAGTCTCTCCAGACCCAAGATAATCAGCCAATTCATTTCCGCCAACAAGAAAAGGCACGTTGACCGATGTCGTTGCTTGAACATCCATATCTGACAAAAGCAGATCTGGCTTATCTTTGGTTGACACCGTTAGCTTTACGTGATGAACCCAGGCAAGATCCCCCGAGAGGCTATTACTTAAAATAGAAAGATTAACATCTCCAATATCCTTTAAAGATTGAAGAGCCTCATGAACATCTACCGGAATTGATTGGTCAATTGTTTGGTCAAATCCTGGTAATCCAACCGGAGCCCCTGTGAACGTAAACTCCTGTGTTTTTGTAATATCATCAGATGCTGTAGCGGAAACGCATGAAATAGTAAACAAACCAATTAGAGCAAAAATATTTTTCATTTTATCACCTATCAAAAGTAAAGGGAGAACCCGAGTTTAGCAGTGGGAGCGACACGAGCGGTAAATGATGGATTTCCAATTGCCACATCTTTATTGCTCATAGTTTCTTGAAATCCTGATGTATTAACATTTAGATATGAAACTCCGCCACGCAAGAAGAACCTAAACGTATCCCGGTTTCCAAATTCCAAGCCAAGATGAAGGTTAGTATAATCATAACTAACGCCAGGTGATTTGTCAACGCCAGGAACCTTACCTTCGAACGCATGCCCATATTCAGCCGTGAGCGTTGGGGCTACAGGAAACTTAATTGGATCGAATGTTGCGCCTACCCTAATTCCAGGAGCAAGAACATTGTAGGTTCCGGAAACGCCTACATGCAACCAATCATACTTATGGAATGGGATTGGTCGCAATACAAGCCCAAGTGCAGCTCCATCTGGAACCCCAACGTCCATCTGCATGCCAACCCATCGATGCCTTGGTTCTGTCTTATCTGCCGCCAAAGCAGAAGATGAAACAATCATTCCAGCAATAATAATTCCGCAGCCAACAGCCTTTTTCATTTTAATCAACCTCTTTTTGTTTATGGTTTACGACAAGAATAACAAATAAAACTACCATCAATTTGATTGGAACTTGCTTGATGCGACCAAGATCCGCAACTAATACAAACGCACCCATCCAATTGAGACGAATTAAATCTCAAATAACCGGCGGCGATAAGCCAATAAATAGGTTGCTGTACAGCTACGGCAGGAGAAGGTTTAATTGGGCCTAAGAACCATTCTTCTCCAGCGGGTAAGCCTTGTGTATCAGATGGCAAATGTCTTTTAACACGAGCATACGCATATGAAAGCCCTTGCAAATCTATGTCTATATCAATCCCTACAACCGATACAATTTCGCCGACATCAATATAATCATCTACAATAGTATTTTTTACCCAAACAGAATGTTTCCTATCTGTTAACTTCGCATCATAATTATTAATTTGTATTGTTTGCATTCAGTATTCCTCACATAAAAGTAATATATAATTCCATCTGCTCTTTTGTTAATCTAATATCAGTCGGAAAATTAAGCTTCTTTCCATCAAGCCAATATTCAAAATATGTTCCGTTATTTTCTTCAACGGCAGGGCCATCTTCTCGATGCCATTTGCCGTTTTTATACCAACGCTTATTTCCGTATTTGTCTGCTTTTAATCCATTTTTCAAATTCAATATTAACTCTATTTATGATTAAGAATCCATTTCAATAAATGCTGGCACAATTCTAATTTCAACGATCAAACCAAACTCATCTGCAAGATTAGAAAATGCGTCCATTAATGCGTCTGCGACTTTATGCTCAATGGATTCTATTACGAGTCTAGTGAATGCTGAATTGGTTGTATCATTCGAAGCCACCAACTTTTTAAACTCTGCTCGAATAATGGCAATTGCTTTATCATCAAGCTTATTTCTATGTGCTGAAACAAAAACCTCTTCATTAGCATTTATGGAAACAATTAATGCAAACATTTTAATCTTTCTTTAATTTGAATTTACATAGGACCAAATTGCAATTCCAGCGGCTGTTGCGGCGTTTAGCGATCTAATACTACCAATCTGCGGAATTTCAACTACATCATCACACATATCAAGAATACTGGTTTCTAATCCGGAGCCTTCTTCCCCAAGAATAATCATTGATGGCTTATTCCATTTATAATCATTTAACATAATAGAATTTTTAGATTGCTCAAGTCCAACGAAAGCATATCTATCTTTCAAAGCAAATAAGCCGCTAATATCTGAAATATAATTAACATCAGTATATTTATAACTACCTACTGCGCCTCTACGATCATAATGCTTTTTTGGTCCACAATAAAATATTTCACATAGTCCCAAGGCATTTGCAGTTCTTATGACATTGGAAAAATTAAAATCTCCAACCAACTGCATCATAAGAACTGCGCCAGGAATAGCCCTTGATTTAAGAATTGATTTAATTTCTTCCTGAGATTTGCCATCAAACTCAGGCACGACATTATTAAAACATTCTCGAAATTTAGAGTGAATTAGGTTGCCTTGCTGGTCAAAAACTTTGTCTTGTCCTTCTCTTTGCACTTTCGCTTCTCTTTCCAATTTTCCTTGCGGTCACGATCTTTTACATTAAAACGATGTGGCTTTTCAAACTTAATAAACTTCGCTTCGTCCATATCATCATAATCCGAAGTATATCGATCATTACTCATAGCTTATTATAATTCTCCTATATTTAATTCAGAAACGTTTATTCTTCATCTTCATTATTTCGGCGACGACTAACTTCAACCTTATCACGATCTGAAAACTTATGTTTAACTAGGTTTTCTTCTTTGACAATGTAGGAGCCGTTGCCAAACTCTACAACATACCCACTATCCTTAACCTTACAGATAATTTCTCCGACCTTACCACCAACATCAAGCTTGCCTCCAATATACCTAACATAATCAAATTGCATAAACATAATTTTATTCTTTCTTTTAAATTTCAGATTTAGTTTTTTGTTGTGCCCAGCGAATTATAGTTTTACCTTTATCTAAATCAATCCCATCACCTTTCAAGGCAAACAAAATAATTGATGGATGAACTTTATTTTGAATTAGAATTAAAACATTATCCATGATTTTTAGAATTGGAGTTTTATTTTTTCTCATCTCGTTATCCTCATACTATGGTTTCCACGAGATGAAAATGGAGTGTGGTGCGATGTAGGCAAAGGCAGGGGATTTCTGCTGTAGTAAGTCAATTAACTTTTCGATTTAATTTCGCATTAATTGCTACATCATCAAACATAGTGAAATTATTTTTAATAATTTTCACGTCTTCATCTATGCTTGGATTATATGCCTTAAAATAATCTCCATGGCCAATTATTAAATGACATTCTAATTCACCCATGCACAACGTTATTAAATTATCTTCATCAAGCTCAAACTCGGGGTAAATATGAAACGGTTTTTTATGATGAACATTTAGTTTTTTGTTAGATGAACATATTTCACAAATAGGATTTTTCTCTAAAAAATGCTTTTGAACATCATGCCATTTAGGGGATCGCTTAGATTTAATCCCAACGTCTCTAAGTTTGTGTCTAATGTTATTGTATGCGCGTTTAATTAATTTAATCATTATACTTAACCTTTAATTAACTTGTAGTCTCGACCCTTTAGTTTAACTATTTTTCTGCCGAGTCTACTATGATATTGTTCAGGTATACTTCTCATTACCCAGCCCTCTTTAACGCAAGAACCTATCGTAGAATTTCCTTCGGCTAATTCATGTAATGTTCTATCATTGTTCCATTTTCCATGAAATAGAATAGGCACAGTTTCTATATCTAGTTTTTCGGCTATTTCTGTAATTTTGTTCCACTCTAAAAATTGTTTTTTGTTTATATCAAAAATATCAAAAATTCTAACCTTGCGCTGAATTCGTCCGTTAATAACTTGACAATCATACTTCCAGCCTTTAATACCGCCATATAATTCAACATATACAGCCAACATTGGGAATTCTTTTAATTTTTCCTCAATACATAAACGGTTCGGAACATCATACCAGTGAGAGCCCTCTTCATTCTTCTTAAAAAAATTTCTGCTTTTAACCCATAAACGATCTTCTGCATAAGTAAAAGAACAATTCTCGCCTTCTATTTTTTCCGTAATTAAAACATCTTCTCCATTTTCAAATGCATATCCGTAATGTGCAAAACCCTCTAAGTCATATTTAGACAGATTAAATGTCTTCGGGTTACTTTCATTATTTTGAATTCCTTTTTCTGGCAACTCTTCTTCGTAAATACGTTTCTTTAAACCAAAGAAATCTATTATACTATCGCCTTCGTTAAACCCTGGCGGGGCATCAACTATAATTCCTTCTGAATATGTATCACGTATTCTCTTAGCTTTAATTGTTCTTCGACTCTGAGGTACATGACCAATAGGTGGGGATGGCGTAATTATATCTCCATTGCTATTTTTCTTTACAGGGGGAGCTAAAAAATAAAATATATCTATATCAGGAACAACAGTATCATATGGAATGAAACTAACAAGTTGGCCTTCTTTGTATTGTCCTTTTTTTAGAATAACAGGATATTCTCCAAGAACCGTAGTTATTTCAAGAAAATCAGAATTCGGTAAAGGATCTATTTTCCCAAGTCTATAAACTATTGGGGCCCAGTCTGACATGTCTACATCTCCTTCGATTCATTTTCTTCTTTTTCAAAAAACCTACCTATCTCAACAAATCCAAAATAAGCCAGCGCAATAAAACATGCCAGAGAAACGTAACTGCCTGTATGCAAATATCCGTTAAGGTTCAGCCCTGCAAAACAACAATCAATTAATGCCACGATCATATGCCATTTCTTACTCATTAAAAGGCCTTTCCGGTTATTCCTCACATAAAAGTAATATATAATTCCATTTGTTCTTTTGTCAACTTAATATTGCTAAGTATAAATGAAAGACATTTACCATTAACCCAATATCCAAACGTGCCATCTGCGTTCTCTATTGCGGGGCCTTCTGTATTATGCCACTTTCCATTATTACACCACCATTTTGTGCCTGACGGAAATTCCACAGCCGGACCAATATCGTTGTGCAATTTATTATCTTTATAGATAAACTTAATTCCTGCTTTTATTATTAATCCATTTTTCATTTGTGGGGCGTGAGGGAATCGAACCCTCCTCGTAATTTTCCGAAGTTATAAGCATCGCGGCCACCACCAGTAGCCTTACGCCCCAATATTAAATATTTCTCAATTTCCTTTTTACATATTTAACCTTGGCACAATTTTCTGGGCATTCCTTAACAGGAACAAAGGTTTTATTTTTTAAACATTTAGGGCACGGAATATACCATGGGCCAGCCAATACTATTTTCTCAAAATATTTATTAGAATTTTTTGATCCAACATTCCAAATCCATTTTGTTACGAAAAACTTTACGCAACAAGGAGGAAACCCACTGTGCAACCCACAAATTATATCGCGCCTAATTGACAACAATGCCTGTTTTGTTTCTTTCATGATATAGCCTATAGAATATTATTTTCCCATATCAATTAATTCTTTTCTTCTAGAATGTAGCCTATCATAGATTGCTAAAATAGTTTCTTCTTTATAGGCCCCATACACCATCTGAGCAATTTTTACAGATAATTCCAAAGTATCAGCAACATATACGGCTGCATCGCCCATACATTCAGGAACATTTGTTTTATCCAAATACGCAACGGCACTATTAAAATTGTTTGTATATTCTGTTTTCATTGAAATGAAGCCTTCACAACCTTACCATTTTCAATTTCAACGCATAGACGATCATGACGAATATCTTCCGGATAAGCAAAGAAATCTTCGCCGTCAACCTTAATTAGTCGAAAAATTAAATTCATATTCTCAGCCCTATCTTGAGCACTCTTTTTAGAAAGTCCAAGAAAATCTACATGATTCATGTTAACGCTCCATTCATTAGTTGTATAATATTTTTTATTTAACAGAATTATATTAAATTATGAACTCACCGATATATTTATTTTAAAATGCCCACTTGTAATTATTGTAAAATTTCAGATTTAGAAATGCAAAGCAAAAAAATATGTAAACGTTGCGCCGCCAAACGCAAAATATATCAAAGCAAATATTACAAAAATAATAAAAAACAATTTATTTCATCTCTATTAAAATATCAATCTTCGACCAGGGGAAGATTTAATCGAGCAAAACTAAAAGCGTCTAAGCGAAATATACCTTTTGAATTGACAATAGAAGAATATGGTAATTCTATTAACCTTAATTGTTTTTATTGCGATGGATATTTCGGTAAAGTTTTATATGGCTCAGGGTTAGATCGAATAAATAATGATCTTGGCTATACTACATCTAATGTTTGCTCTTGTTGCAAATTCTGTAATAGTATTAAATCTAATTGTTTAACATTTAATGAAACCAAAATAATTATTGGTTTACTAATTCAAATGAGAAAATCTTAACGGCTTAGAGAGTGTGATGGGCGGAGCGGCTTGTGAATGCACATTGCTCGCACACAACAGGCCCAAGAATCAATTTCCTTGACGAAGTGCCATCTGACTACATTCTGGACGCAAAACAATTTCCTGAATTGATTATGAAAGTTTTTGTCCGAATTAGAGTTATAATAATTAGTTTAATAGACGCATTTAATATGCGAGGTTGATCTCGACAAAATCACTAGTCCGAGGTTGATCTCGACAAAACCGTAAGGACTATAGGATTTAAGATTATCAAGAGAATTAGTGTTTTAAGAATTTTGTTCTATGAAAGTTGTTTTTAAATTAACTTCTCTGTTAACTCAGAGGTTCTTAGGAGGGACAACGTAGTTAACTTATTGTTTTTATTATTGTTTTCTCTGTTAACTCAGAGGTTCTAAGGGGATTTACGTATATTTAAATTGTTTATTTAATATCTTATTTTAACAGCAAATAAAAATAAAAATAGCAGCCAACTGATTTGATAATTACGAGGTTATAGATGATCAGTATGCTAAAAAACAACCTACTGAATCGACAATTTGGCAGATTAACCGTACTTGAACGATCAGAAAGCATAAACAAACGATCTGCTTGGTTGTGTTTATGTTCTTGTGGAAATAAAAAGATAATAAAAGCGGAGTATTTGTTAAGAGGTCATACAAAATCTTGTGGATGTTTGAATCAAGAAAAAAGATCTGGCCGGGCAAAAACAATGTATTCGGTTTCAATTAAATATTCTCCTATTGAATCTAATGCTAGGACTGTTTGGAGAAAAACATACAAAGATATTAAATTTGAAGATTTTTACAGAATATCTCAAATGGATTGTTATTATTGCGGTTTAGAGCCATCAAATAAATGTAAAGACGGTCTACATGATAAGAAATCTTCAGAAATAAGAAAAGAAGCTGTATTTGTATATAATGGATTAGATAGGGTTAATTCCGAAGAAGGGCATTCGATTGATAACGTTGTTCCCTGTTGTTGGCCCTGTAACTATGCCAAAAGAGATAGAACTATTTCTCAATTCACAGATTGGATAATTAAAATTTATGATAGACTTATTAGAAAATAACTCGAAACCATTTATTAACGAATACTCATGGAGATGTTTATTAGGCCCAACACATAAGAATGCCATGGTTGTTGGAGGGTTGGCGACTTGGAGCGTTGGTGTAAATAAGCCAAAGAAACATTTTTGTACATTGGGAGATCATATAATAAATGAAGAAGATATTGAGTTTTTAAAGAGTTATAAGTCCTGTAGTTTTTATTATTTAACAGAGCAGAATTGTAATATTTTAAAAGAAGCATTTGATATTAATAAAGAAAAATTTGCTAGTACGTGTGTTAAAATTGATACAATAACATATTCTGGCAGGTCAAATCATGATATACGAGGGGCGGTCAATAAAAACAAAAAGCTTGGATTGATAATAAAAGATAATTATGATAAGTTTGAGGATGTTCAGATTATGTTGGACGAATGGTCTTCAGTTATTGGGGATAAATACTTTAGGGATTTTTCTGGCAAGAACAAATATTATTTTAAGAATAATTTTCATCTTGAATGCAATAATACATTTATTTATGATCAGGATAAGCTGGTTGCATTTGCGTCATTAAGTCCCGGTGAGCATGCGTCATATGTTATAGGAAAAGCGCTATATCACAAATATGGTGGATTATCGGAATACGCAGATGTTGTGGCGTATGAGCGTGCAGTTGCGAAAGGCACAAAGATGATTAATATGGGTCGTAGCGTTGGAAAGTTAGCATCATACAAAAATAAATTTCCGAACTCATGCACAATAATTAATTATAATGGTAAAATACTATGATTTTTGATGACATTATTGAAATCAATGGAATAAAGCTAACGAAGAAGTACATTGAAGGCTTGTCATTATCTGAAAGAGAGGCCTTGGTTGAGCCTATTTTTAAGCTATTTCGAGCCAATGGGTTTCCTTATCCAGACAGTGATAGTAAGTTTAAGAAAGATTATCAAAAGTTAGTTAATTTACAGATCGATGTAAATGTAGATTCGTTGTTTAATAATAGTAGTTTGTGCACGAATATCTGTAAGTTTTTTTGCAAGAGTTTTTATAGCAGTTCAGAAATAAAATCAAAAACTATGTTGGATATATTTAACGACGATACTAAATTGAAGCGAATTATATTTAATAGATTAGGGTGTGAGTGGCTATTGGCAGACGGAGGTGGTCCAGGTGTAAACGAATCATTTAATTTTACGACAAAGCAGATTATACAAGGAATGCGTTCAACAAGAAGTGTTCCATCAATAAGCATGTTTAAGCCGAATATTGCAAAGTTTATGTGCGTTAAGTATTCTGAAATTGGAGATATCATTGGAGATTATTCATGTGGATTTGGTGGAAGATTATTAGGAACGATGTCATGCGGTAGAAAATATATTGGAACAGACCCTTTGACAACGCCCGATTTAGAAATAATGGCAAAGTATTTTGAATTCGAGGATTATAAGCTAATTGCAAGCGGATCAGAGAATTATAGAGGGGAAAAGAATAGCATAGATTTATATTGGTCAAGCCCACCATATTTTAATCAAGAGGTTTATTCTTTAGATAAGACCCAAGCATATATGAACGGGGAGGATTATTTTTACAATATATATTGGAGAAAGACATTGGAAAACGTCAAATACATGCTAAAACCCGGAAAATGGTTTGGTTTAAATGTAACAAATTATCCAAAGATGGTTGATATTGCTAAAGAATATTTTGGAGAACATGATCACGAAGTTAAATTAAGGACTGTTAGGTCGCATTTAACAAAAAACGCTGGGGTGACAAAAGTAGAGCCAATTTATATGTTTAAAAATATAAAGTGAAAAAGCATATAATTAACCAATCTTTTTTTGATTTAATTAATAATGAGCAATCTGCTTATATGTTAGGGCTTTTATTTGCCGATGGGGCGGTGAATATTAAAAATTATAATATTTGTCTATGTTTGGCTGAAAAAGATAAAGATATATTAACTAAATTTGCTAGTTTAATGTTCGCCAATGTCGATGATACTGATATTAGTACGTACAAATCTAAACAAAAACCGTTTAATAATTATTGTAGGGTTAATGTTAATAGCAAATATATGATTAATAAACTAATTAATCTTGGATGCACGCCTAGAAAATCAATGACCTTGCGATTTCCGGAACAGTTAAAAGAGGAAAATATTTTAAGACATTTCATAAGAGGGTATTTTGATGGCGATGGTTCTATAATCCAAAAAACAAGGGCTTTAACTATAACATCAACATTACAATTTTGTACCAAGACAAGCGAAATAATAAATAAATATGCAGCAATTGAACCAAAGATATATAAATATAAAAATGTTTATAGATTAACGGTTCATGGCAGAAATAAAGCAATTAAAATATTAGATTGGCTTTACAGGGACGCAACAATTTATTTGCGCAGGAAAAACGAAATATATAAAAATATTAAAGCTGAAAGCTCAAAATATTTTTCCAAAGAAGATGTCGTTATGTTTTCATATTTTTACAATTCAGGATTTACATATAAAAAAATTGCAGATTTATATGGGTGCAGTGATTCTGGTATTAGACGTGCAATTAATAGAAGTTAATTATCACGGGCGAAAGCAATGGGGCATCGGGGTTTTATGGCATAACCAATAAAAAATAACTCATATGAATTGAGCGCCTAATATGTATTTTATGTATAATTTGTCAATGGCGACGATTATTTTGGTATAATATTGGATTATTTTAATATGGATATCGAAGAGCTATCAGAGATACATGATTTAATTTTGGCCGGAATAAAAGATATTTCGGGTCGTAAAATTATATCAAATCTGCGAAAAGAAGCTATTAAATCATTATCGGAAACAAAAATAATTAAGCTTGCATTCGATACACGAAGAATAAACCAGGAAATTGATTATATTCCAAGACGTGGTTTGCAAAATTATCATCGTAGTGAAGCTTTTATTTCAGAGGCATTGTCACAAAAATTAAATAACTTTGTAAAACTTAAGCTTGCGTTGGACGAATTAAAGGAAAAATTTGAGGCACAACCTGAATGGCAAGATAGTTATGCTAGGGTACTTCTTAATTCAATAAATAGAGCAATTCGTTTTGATCAAAAAGACGGCGATTATTCTGAAACTCAGCCAGGTGTTGGAAGCTTAGATTACCTTGAAGAATTATTGCATGTTAGATATCGTTTAGATATGAATATGATTAAATCTATGTCCGGAGATGATCTAAAAAGAGTTCTATTAGAGAAAGATGAATTATTGATGAAGAAAGATTCCGTTCTTCCCGCTATTAATTCAGTTGAAATATCTAAAAGAGACGTCGCAACACAAGGATATGATTCGCTATTAGATAAGTTATTTGGAGGTGTTAAAGCTACCAAAGAAAATAAGAATGTTGAGCGAACGGTAACAATAACAATTCGTGATTCATTTGTAGAATAAGGGGCCGGCCAAATGCCCAAGATTAAGAATGATTTGTCTGGAAAAATATTCGGAAGATTAACGGCGAATAATCATGCCGGATTCGCAGTGAGTAATTTAAACAATAAACGAAGATCTGTTTGGAATTGTAAATGCTCTTGTGGAAATATAGTTTTAATTAGAGAGAATGGGCTTTTAACCGGAAATACTAGGTCTTGTGGATGCCTTCATAAAGAACAATCGAAAATCAATGCATCGGCCGTTCATATATCAAATATAAAATATAATCCAATTATATTTTCCGCAAAATCTATTTGGTGGGCAACATATAAAGAAAATGATGGAGTTTCTTTTGATGAATTTTACAAAATGTCTCAACAAAATTGCTTTTACTGTAATTCTGAACCAAATACAAAATATAATCGGTTTAATAAGGCAAATGCAACGTTTATTTATAATGGTTTAGATCGCGTTAATTCAAAATTTGGACATGTTAGCGACAATGTAGTTGCTTGTTGTAAAATATGTAATAGGGCAAAGGGAAATAAATTAATATCAAACTTTAATCAATATATAATTAATTTAATGTCAGCTGATAGAATAAGTCCAGATAGCTATCGTAGTTTGCATCATAATATATTAATGTGTGATCTTAATGAAAAATATCTGGGCTCATCAATAAAAACTACATTCAAATGCAGTTATAATGATAGCGGATTATCGATTAATCAATTTTACAAATTATCACAGCTAAATTGTTATTATTGCTCACAAAGTCCAAATAACAAGGCTAATAAATCAAAAAAAGATGGCGGAGATTATATTTACAACGGCTTAGATAGATTAGATAACTCCATATCTCATTGTTATAGTAATGTTGTCCCATGCTGTAAAAGCTGTAATTTCGCCAAAAGTAATTTATCTTTTGATGATTTTATGTATTGGATTGGAAAATTGAAAAGTAATCATAGTAATCTTCAAATAAAAATAAATACCATGCTCGGAAATATACAATGAGCAGCGAAAGTAATTTTGCATATTCTTTAAAGTATAATACCCATTTTGTAATAAAGAATATTACTGGTTATACTGATGCCGAAATACTTGCAGAAGAAAATTTGGTTATTCCTCAAGCATATAGATCACGCAAGAAAACTATACATGTTTTTCATTATCCAATACTTGCAGGAGAAACAAGAGACTTATTGCAGATACCGGGTGTCCAAGAGTCTGATATTCGGTCATCTCTTCTTAAAGGTGTGATTAGGCATAAGTTTTTGTGTGGAGATATTGCATTAGTGTCAAGTAATATAGACCTTCTTCAATTTAGCGACAAACAACGCGCATTCTTGTATAAGTACGGTTTCTTTGAAGGAGTGGCAATAGGGGAAGATGAAATTGATGATACTGGAATTTCTTATATACAAACAAAAATAGTATCAAGCAGTATAGGGTATTTGTGGAGAGAAAAAATACCTTTAATTGGCGCCAGAGATGGGCTTAATAAAACATTTTATACGCCAGATAAGTTCATTAACGGCTCGTATTTAAGTAATATTTTCCATATAACAGTAGAGCACAATGGAAAAGAATTGTATGAAAATATAGATTTTACAATTGGAGAGTCGGCAGGCCCAGGTACCGGTTATGACATAATTAATATATTTTCGTTAACTCCAAATTACCACAGTTTACTTTTTGCAACATACGCAATAAAAATTTAAAATTTAAATTATTTGGTGATAATCCTATATTTATTTATAAAACATTTGCCATGAATAATATTTATAGTAAGGCGCAAATGTTAGTATCTTTAACTTATAGGATAAAAAAATGGCGCCGTACGTTAGATTAAATGCATTGGATCAGGCTTTAGATATAGCCGGGTCTTTATTACAATCAGACCTTAGAACATTGTCTAATGAGCCAGATGGTTATGGCGCTCCAATTTCTGGGCAATCTGGAACTGATGGTTATATATCAGCAGTTTCTTTAGGAATAGCAACTGTCACGGGCTTAACTGGGATGACCGCTCAGTCCATAGGTAGATTCTTAACCTTAGTAGATGGTTATGCTCCAGCCAATACAGGAACATTTTTAATAGTTCAATTTAACTCAGCCGTATCTGTTGATGTTTCCAATGCATCGGCCGTAGTTAATACCACTAATCCTATTATATGGTCAGAACGAAATCCATATAGATTAGAAGATGACTTAAACTTTGTTCGTACAGATCGTAGATTAATTAAAGGAACAACTAATTTTTATGATGCAGTTCCAACATACAGCAGACCAACCGCAACTGGCACTCTTGTTCCAGCTAATTTATCAAATATTGCCGGGAAAACTCTTGATGCGCATGCCTGGGTAATTAATCGATTATTTAGAGCCGATCCAGTTCTTGCAGGTGATGGATATTCTATAATTAGTGCGCCTGGCGCTTTACAATATGCCGATGCAACTGATCGTACTGGCGTTCCTATTAATGATGGTTTTGACGCTGGTAATAGCGAGGCCACATATGTAGAAATAATAAATCCGGCAACAGAGGAATATCTTATTGCACGAGGTGGTTCTACTGATGGATATAGGATTTTTGGACGAACACGACAAGGAACCACTGGTGTTGAGCCAAATAGCCTTGAGGTCGAGTTCCGCGCAGTTCCAATGGGTGCGGCAGTTACTTCGTCTGTTGCATATACTTGGGACGCGTATCAACCAACAACTGTAGATTATTACTACGGTTATCGTGAAAGAGCTGATAATCTAACTGAAACTGCCTTTAGAACGACCTTGGTAAACGGCTTGTTCAGTGATGGTGGGGCAACTACAAATATCAACAATATTCTTACCACTATTGGAACAACTATTGGCGATACATTTCTGACATTAACTAATACGGGGAACTATTTCGTATTTAGTGATTTACCAGACGGAACCCCTTCGGTAACAGAGGCGTTTAATACAATAAACACCCAAATAGGGGATAGAGTGTTTACCGGTACGGTCATTGGCAACGACGATGGTTACACGATTACACAAATACTGCAAGACCTAGCTGACGCAATATCGACAGCGAGCGTTTTAAGAATCAAAGAGATACTTGCTGTAGACGTAAACGCCAACGTAGCTCATACTATACCCGGCGGAACATATACCATAGATCCTACTTTCAATGGACAGAATTTAAATGTTTACACACGAGGAATCTTACGAGATCCTGGGCCGGTTGCAACAGGTAATGATTATTCTGAGACAAGCACAACACAGGTTACGTTTTATGCAAAGCAAAAAGCAGGCGATCATATCAACTACTTTATTTACGCGTAATTTTTATTTAATCTAGATTAATAAAGGTTGGTCGAAAAACGGCCAACCTTTATTTTTTTTCGTTATACATAAATTACATGGATATTATTGGACGCACATTTGGCAGTTTAATGGTAGTTTCTAGTGCCGATTCATTTATTAGAAACAACGGTAAAAAACGCCAAATGGTTAGATGTAAATGTTCTTGTGGAAATATTGTTATTCTTAGAAAAGATTCTTTAAAATCAGGAGACTATACATCTTGCGGATGTGGTATTAACATTAGAATTAAATCAGCAGTTAATTTAATTGGAAAAAGATTTTGCAAATTGGTAGTGCTTGAGCGATTATTATATGCACAAAACAATGTGGATAATTCTGCCGTTTGGAAATGTATATGTGATTGCGGAAAAAATGTTATCAAAACATCGCGTGAATTAAGCAAAAAAAATATATCATGTGGGTGTGACGTTGTTTTTATTCCAAAATGGATGGTTACTGCTAAAAACGTATATTATCATTACAGAGATGGTGATATATCTTTTGAAGATTTCCTGTTATTATCTCAAAAAAAATGTTATTATTGTAGCTGTGGTCCGACAAAACGACATAATGTATCAAAACCTAGTTATAAAAATAAAAAAGATTATGATTTTTTATTTAACGGAATAGATAGGCTTGATAATTCGGAAGGCCATAACAAAAATAATTGCGTTACCGCCTGTTGGGATTGCAATAGAATTAAGCATATTCTTTCTTGTAATAATTTTATTAGGCAAATAGGACTTATATATAATAATTTTAATCTGGATGATTGTAATGTCAGCCGCAACGAATATTCTTTAGATAAAATAAAAATTATGAGATATATTTTTAATGATTATAATAAAAGGAACATGGGAGATATCTCATTTGAAGATTTTTCTAAATTATGTTTAAGTAATTGTTTTTATTGCAATTCTCCTCCGTCTAATAAAAGAAAATATTTATTAAAAAATAAAGGTGTCGTTGCGTATCTAATGTATTCTGGATTAGATAGAATTGATAATTTTTTGCCGTATAATCTAAATAACGTTGTTAGTTGCTGCAAAATATGTAATTTCATGAAGGGGATTTTGCATTTTAATGATTTTCTACATAAGATAAATAAAATTAATTCAAATTTAGTTAAAAATAAATTAATATTATAATGTGCGAATTGATATATAAATTACAAATGAATATAAAACCAGATGTGTCATTTATTCAGGTTGATTGCCCAGATCGCAAATGTTCTTCGGGACATATTGCAAATGAAATGTTTAGAAGGGATGGTAAAGATCATCCGGAAGAGCCCACTAGATTTTTCGATGTAGTTGTTAAAAATAAATCTATGGGTACTTTTTGTGAGCCTTGTTTAATAATGGCAAACTATATTAAACAACAAAGGCTCAAGGGAAAATGAAAAGGTTCACAATATCAGAAATATTAATTGCATTTAAATTGGCCCATGGTGATTTATATAATTACAGTTTATTTGTTAAATATAATGGACATAGAGACATTATCGGAATAATTTGTAAAGATCACGGGAAATTTAATCAGCAAATTTATAATCATATGTCCGGCAGAGGTTGTCCAAAATGTGGAAAATCACAAAGATTCACTAAAACATATTATATTAATAAAGCAAATATATTTCATAATTATAAATATAACTATTGTTTAATGGGCGAATACAAAAACATAAAAAGTAAAATAAAAATAATTTGCCCCAATCATGGTTTATTTTTTCAAACTGCCGAATCACATCTTTTAAGAGGGTGCTCGAAATGCAGAAAGCGAAAAATAAATACGTGCAAACCTAGGCCCATCTTTTCTATGCAATCCATAATTGATAAGTTTATTGCCGTTCATGGAAATATTTATGATTATAATTTATCTGTTGCAAAATGTATGAAAGATAAAATTATTATTATATGTAAAGATCACGGCCAATTTGTTCAAAGAATCACAAAACATCTATGTGGGCAAGGGTGCATGAAATGTGGATTAAAGAAAAGATCAAAATCACGAGCATATACTAAGGAAGAATATTTTAGAAAATCAAATATATTTCATAATTATAAGTATGGTTATGAATTAAGCAATTATGTTGGGGTGAGAGGGTATCTAACAATAAGATGCCCAACTCATGGTTATTTTAAACAAAAGGCATCTAAACATTTGGTTGGAGGTTGTACTAAATGTGGGCATGAAAAATTATCTAAATTATTCTCAATGACTAGTGTTGATTTTTTTAACAGAATAAAAGAAAAATATGGCGATAAATATAATCATAATCAGATAATTTTTAAAACATTAAATGATAAAATAAAGATAATTTGCGATAGACATGGATTATTTATTAAAACAGCGAAAGATTATTTAAATGGTGCTGGATGTCAAAAATGTAATCACAGAATATCTAAAAAAGAAACTTTGTGGTTGGATAGTTTAAATGTGCCACAGGAAATTAGAAATATAAAAATAATTATAAATGGTAGAACTTTTTATCCTGATGCTATAGATATTAAAAATAAAATAGTATATGAATTTTATGGAGATTTTTGGCATGGAAATATTAACAGATATAAACCACAGGATTTTAATAAAGTTATCGGAAAAACATTTCAAGAACTATATAATAAAACTCAAAATAAAGAGAATGCGTTTAAATTGGCCGGATATTCAATAGTTAAAATATGGGAAAGCGATTTCGATAAACTAAATGCTGAAGCAATGGAAAAATAATGGCATATTCAGGCCATCTTGCTCCTCTTTTTATCTTCCCATTTAACAATTAACTTATATCCAGCATCTTTTATTATCTTTTCGCGGGCTTTTGTTTTTTTGTATAATTCGCCATAGGTTGTTTTTGTTCTTGGATTAATATCATTTGGGTTAAAGTGCTTTGGAGAACCGTGCCAAAACTTACCATGGAACTCATAAACTGTATTTGTTTCTGGATTATAAGCGTCTGTTTTTATTGTTTTACCATTTATTTTAATTTTTACCTGTCGATATTCTTGGGGTATGTTTAAAGAATCAAGCCATGCAGTTTCAGGTTTAGATATAAAATTAGCACATTTTTGGCAGCCTCGTCCTTGCAGATGATCATTTGCAATTTGTTTAAAATCTCCATGATAAGGGCAAGTTATTGTTACTTTTGTCCGTGAATTAACATAAATTGCTTTTTTATAACCCCATTTATTTCCATGTTTTTTATTGGCTTCCGCTATAAATTGCTCCGTGTCTTTTTTTATGAGACCAGCACATTTTGGACAGCCATTGCCTCTCAGATGGCTATTTGGAGTTTGTTCAAAATTACCATGATCAGAACATGTTATTTTTACTTTTGTCCAATCATTTATATAAATAACTTTTGTATAAATCCATTTATCTCTATGTTTTTTAATAGCTTCTGCTATAAACTGCTCTGTATCTTTTTTTACGAGACCTGCACATTTTGGACAGCCTTGCCCTTGTAGATGATTATCTGGTCTTTGTTCAAAATCTCCATGATCAAGACATGTTATAATTACTTTTGTCCGTGAATTAACATAAATTATTTTTTCATAACTATATTTATTTACATGTTTTTCAATTGCTTTTTTTATAAATTGTTCAGTATATTTTTTCATGATCTTTTAGTATATATATCAGGCTTGGCATCGGCACAAGGGTGTGTTTTTTTGCTAGCATCTTAATAAAAAGAATGCTTTTAAATTGACCGGATATATAATATGAGAAAGTGGTTTCGATAAACTAAATGAAGGTGACAAGAGGAAAATAATGGCATATTCAGATGACCTAATTAAGTTGCGTAAACGAATGTTAGATGCTTTAAATCTTGGTGTTGTTGATACAAATTCTAAAGATTTGTATGAGGCAACCTTGATTCAAATTATTAATGAAACCGAGAGACAGCGCCAAGCCTGTGTTTCTAAGTCTGAGGAATTAAGGCGACAGGCGGCAATATGTGATGGGCAGGCCTCGGCATTTACACAGGTAAGCAGTATCGTTTATAGTGTGTTAAATGGGTATATAATGGCAGCTGAGAGGCAACATCGGGAGGAGCTTGAGCGGGCCCAAGAAATGGCAGAGAAGCAAGCCAGGGTGGATGCGGCTATAAAAGAAGCCCAGGGTAAAGAAAATCAATCTAACGTTGATAATTCTGATGTTGAGAGTGTTGAACAGGAAATTAGTGAAGATAAGGAGGATGTTGCGCTAATTAGGAAAAAGCGTAAATTAATTTAGGTCATTCACTATATATCATTTTTTCTATTCTAATTAACTAACATCACAATATATTTTCATATCTATATGAAATGGTCAATGGTATTCGTAAAGAAGATCTGGATGATTTAGATATTGTAGATTCCATAGAATTAGCTTCTGACGGATATACAGTCTATTTGACATCTACAATATTTTCTACAATTAATGCTGGCAGTGTAATTACTATTAATTATCCTTCTGATGGAGAAGGTTTAATTACCGGTAGAGATCATTCGGCACAAACTGGAGATAGGGTAAGATTAACTGGAACTTCCGGTGGGCTGGCTGACGGTTATTATATTGTTAATTCTATAATATCTGAAACAAGTTTTTCAGTTAATGAAGTCATAGCGTCTTCCACTGGCGGCACTATATATTTTATGTATTCCGCCGGGGCTAAAAGCGTAGGTTTTGATCCTTCTGGATTAATTACTATTACGGCTAATAATGTTCAAGATGCAATTAAAGAAATTGCTTTTAATTCTACTGGCATTTCAGAACCAATTCATAAATCTTTACGTCATTTAATTCATTTTATCGTTGATGGACCCGGCGACGGTTTTCCATCAGGATCTTATCGTGAAACATTGCCAAATGGTAATCCCTTTCCAACTTCTATTATTTGGTGGGAGTCATCTGCAAAAATTAAAAAAATTCTTGAAAGAACTTTAACATTAAATAATCAAAAAAATGCAACTATGGTTGTTTGGAAAATGTATGACACTAATGGAACTACTGTGTTAGCTACAGCAACTGATTCAATTACATATTCTGGCATATTTGAAGTTAGTAGGACTAGAACTTTTAGTTAGGATCTATGAATATTTTTATATTTATTTATGCGTTATTTATATATGATAACAAATAGAATAAATGGTAAAATATATATTGGACAAACAAATAAAGAAAAATATCGATGGTCGCAACACAAATATATCGCTAATAATTTAGAAAAATTTATGAAAACATCCCAGTATATACATAAGGCAATGGCTAAATATGGAACTACTAATTTTAATTATGAAATTATTGCTCAATCTAAAAGTCAAGAAGATGCAGATTTATCAGAAATTGAATTGATTAAACAATATGATAGTCGAAACCATAATAAAGGTTATAATTTTAGAATTGGCGGTTATGTTACAGAAAGATCAGAAGAAACGAGAAAAAAAATCAGTGAATCATTAAAGGGAAAAATTCCGCCACATACAGGTAAAAAACATTCTGAAGAAACTAAAATGAAACTATCTATTTCTGCTAAAATGCGTAAACAAATTCCTCCTAGTCCAAAAGGTAGAAAATTATCTGAAGAACATAAGAAAAAATTATCTGATATTAAAAAAGGAAAACCGGGTAAAAAAACATCTGAAGAAGCTAAAATTAAAATATCCGAATCTAATAAGGGTAAAAAGCATTCTAAAGAAACTAAAATTAAAATATCTGAATCTCATAAAGGACTATTAGCGTATAATTATATATCTTGGACTGATGAAGAAAAAATAAATATCAAAAATGATACTCGCTCATATGCAAATATAGCTAAAGATTATAATGTAAGCGTAGGAACCATACAAAAAATTAAAAAGGACAATTATTAATAATGTCATTTGATTCACCGGCAGCCATATTATTTTCTAGGGACGGTTATGATGTAGCTACCTTAGATGCGTATAATATAATACCACAACAAACTGGTATTATTTCTGCAGCTCGTGATGGTTCTGTTGCTAGATTTATTACTGCTGACGGATACGGCAATCAAATTGTAGTAGGTTCTGGCACTGCAGGATTTCCTGCTGGTGGAATATTATCTATACAGGGAGTTTCTGGTGGACAGGCAATACCTGTTACAGGAACGTTTAGCAACCCATCGGTATCTCTTATTGGAATAGCTCCGCCAGGCTCTGCAACTTATTTAGGCGGCTCAGTTACTACATTACCGCCATCATACACTGATGGTTATTTAAATGCGTTATCACTAACTACAACCGGATTATTAAGGGTTGATGGATCAAATGTTACACAGCCTGTATCAGGCACTGTTACTGTTGTTCAACCTAATGCAGCAAACTTACATGCATTAGTAGTTGGTGCAGCGCCAGACGGTTATAATCCTATGGGCAACCCAGTTTTAGTTGCTGGATGGGACGGAACTAATCTTCATACAATTAGAACTGCTACAGACGGTACTGTTAGAATAGACCCAACTGGAACTACAACTCAGCCTGTTTCTCAAGTTGGTGCGTGGAATGTTAGTCAAGTTACTTCTCCATGGATAACTATAGATGCAATTGCAGACGGTTATTTACAAAATATTTTAGCAAATCAAATTAACGGTACGCAACACACTATAGTAGATGGTTATGTTCAGACTAATCCTAATGTAAATGCAACGCAAGTTGGTACGTGGACAGTTCAACAAGGCACTCCACCATGGATTACTAAAGATGGTTATGTAACTACTTCGCCACCAACATATATAAACAATACTAATAATTATTTATCGTTAACAACTACAGGACTGTTACGCGTTGATGGATCCAATGTTACTCAGCCTGTTTCTCAAGTTGGAACATGGACGGTGCAGCAGGGAACGCCGCCTTGGACAGTTATTGGAACATCATCTGATAATAGTATAAATGTAACTACAAAACTTTCTGCATTAATAGCTAGATCAAATATAACCGCCCCAACGTGGACTGACGGTTATCAAGTTCCATTATCAGTTACTACGGACAGTTTACTTCGTATAGATGGAGTATATCCAACAGGAGCAGCTCCTGGCGCTGATGCTACTTTAATTGCCGGGTCAGTTACCACATCTCTTCCATCTTACACAAATGGGCAAATGAACAATTTGTCTTTAACAACAAATGGATTATTGCGTGTAACTGGTGGTTATGCAGATAACACCACTAATACTATAGATAAGCTTCCAGTACTTCCAGCGATAGCAAATACTTCTCCACGATCTTGGACTGATGGCTATAAAGTACCTCTTTCTACTTTACTTACCGGAGCATTAAGAACTGATATTACAAGTTGGATGGGTTCAACTGCCCCAACTATTGGTCAAAAAACCGCAGCTAATAGCATACCTGTTATTATGGCGAGCGATCAGCTTGTTCAGTTGACAGGAATTATTGATAACAATATTTTTACTGATGGCACTACCAGGGTACAACCTTCTGGTTACATTTTTGATGAAGTTGCTGGTACCGCCCTTACAGAAGATGACGCTGCTGCCGCTAGAATTGATTCTAAACGCGCACAAATAATAACAATTGAAGATGGCACTACAAGAGGATTGCGTAATACAATTAAAGGCGCATCTACTGCCGCTGTCGCTGCCGACCCATCGCTTGTAGTTACTATGAGCCCAAATACTGCGGTTATACCTATAAATCAATTTGGTATTATTAGTACTGGAAATTCCACTAATATAAATTTGGCAGCGGGAGCAACGTTTACTGGAACTAGTATTAGTGTTTTAGGATATGAGTTAATTCAATTTCATTTTAAATCTGATCGTCCTCATACTATTTTTATTGAACACTCTCAAGATGGAGCTAACTGGGATGTTGTGGATACATTCTATGCTAGAGCTAATTTTGGTACTAGCCAAAGTATTAAATTAGTAGATGAATTTTTCAGGGCTCGTATTACAAATACTGGTGCCAGCACTTCAACATTTTTACGTTTTGAATGTAAATTAATGCCTATTGGGGAACCTACCCCGCGCACACTTACATCTCAAGGTAATTTTAAAGTTGCTTTACAAGACAATGAGCATGAAAAGCAGGCGGGATTTACTGCATTTGGACTTCTTAAAGTTGCTCAAGAGGGCATGATTGGAAATTTAAGATTTAATTCTACAACTATTAATACACAATGGAATCAAACTATTACTGGTATTGGAAACTATACTTTTGGGGCCGGAGATTCCGGTATAACATTAAATACTGGAGCATCTACTAGTAGTAAAATTAGTTTAACTTCTAAACAAAAATTTTATTATGAATCTGCTCGTAGTAATCAAGTAAAAATGTCTATTATTTTGGGAGACTCTGGTGTCGCTAATAATATTAGAGAGTGGGGATTATCAGATGGATATAATGGAGTTTTCTTACGATTAAGCGGAACTACTCTTAGTATTGTTTTACTTAATAATGGTGTAGAAACAGTTGCCCCTACAACTTCTTGGGATAGACCAGTAACAATTGATGGCTATGGTCATCTTTGGTATATTCAATTCCAATGGTTGGGCGTTGGTAATTTTTATATTTATTATGATGAAGAGTTGGTTCATACAATTCGTTATGTAGGAACCTCAACTAATTTATCTATGGGTACGCCAGATTTACCGGTATATTTTAAAAACGAAAATACTTCTAATACATCTAATGTTTTTATGAGAATGGGGTGTGTAGGAGTAATAGCCGAAGGTGCAAATATTATATCTGGCATTGCTGATGACGGTAGTATTCAAGAAGTTAGAGTGGATTCTAATGGTAATTTGCAAGTAGTTACAGCTACTGTTTCTGCCACAACATTTATAGGTCTTATTACTGGATTTTTGACTCTTGGAGGCGGCACTTCAAACACTTTAAATCCTGTTAGAGCAACTACATATAATGAGCAATCGACTAGCGCCGGACGATCTATTTCTTCTGCTAACGTTAATGATACAAGTGCAGGCACTGGCGCTCAACAAGTAACTATTATATATTACAAAAGTGATGGTTATGGACCATTTACTGAAGTAGTTACTATGAATGGAACATCTGCCGTTAATACTACAAATACTGACATATGTTTTATTGAAAAAATGTTTGTATCTAGAACTGGTTCTGGAGGATTTAATGCTGGCGTTATTACTTTGTTTGTTGGAACTGCCGGCGGTGGTGGAACTTTAGGAACAATGGGAGTTGGAAATTTAGTCGCTGCAACAGGAGATAATACTACATTATGGGCGCATCATTATGTTCCTCCAGGAAAAACTGCATCATTAGCTACAGTTATTCTTAGTAATTTCGGAGGAACCGGATCTGGTATTACTACTATGATTTTGAAAGCTAAAAAAATTGGTGTAACCGGTGCAGCTGATGTATTAATTAGTGATCTTATTGCTGTGCCAACTGGTAATGCATTAGTTAGACAATTAGGCATTCCAATTAGAGTTGTGGGACCAGCAAGGGTTTTGGGATATACAATTCCAGCATCTAACAATACTAGTAGCGAATTATCATTTGATTTCTCGGAGATATAAAGTATGCCAATTACATTTAGCAATTCACAAACTGTATTATCAGATAATTGGACATATTTTAAATCTATACTGTCTGTCAAAACTATGTTAGTTCAATATCTTGATGATGGCATTACTTATTCTATTTTTGCCTTTGATGGATCGTTAGTTTATTCTTGTTCAATTTGGAAAGGTGATGTGCCCTATGGCGTCTCATTAACTTATAGTCAAGAACAAAATGATATAGATAAAGCAGACTTTGAAACTAATTATAAAACAAAAGCTAATGCTTCATTAAATCCCATTAATGCAAATGGCATTTCTTTATCAACTATAGAGCCAAGAGTTGGTTCAGAAGTTATTTATGCTACTCATAATTTTTGCGATCGAACAACTTGGTTTGGAGATAGCGCAAGAGTTAATGGTGAAGTTTTAACAGATTCTGGCGACGGTTATGTTTTTAATAGTTCACACATTAATTGGATTGATATGCGAACTGGTAGAGTATTAGATGACGATGGGTTAGTAGAAGAACAACAATTATTAAATCCAAGCGATCCTCATGGTTATCAAGTTATTGTTAGTGTAGATGGTTATCTAAAATCTCCTCATGAAATTTTTGAAACTGCTGGTGGCGATTATGAAATCTTTTATGACGATGGTTACGTAAAATTTGCCGAATCTCAGGCTGGCAAAACTGTAACAGCATCATATTCATATGAGAATGGAAGTACATTTTATACAAAACCGCTTCCGGGTAAGACGTTAAAAATAGAGGCGGCTGAAGCAGACTTTTCAGATGATATTGGACAAACAGATACTATTGAATATTCTGTGTGGGGCTTGGTGGATGTTTTTGCTCCACAATATTTAGATACCAATGGTGGTCCATATCCTTCAGGAACTAAAATTCTATTAAAACAAGGATATTATAAGCGCTATACTCAAATTCTTCGTGAGGCAATTGGAGCCTTTCCATCTTTACAAGGTAATGGGGTTTTAGATGAACACAAAGGTTTATCTATAAAAGAGTTTAGAAGACGGTCTCGTGGCGGATTACATACCATGCAATCTATTCCATTTAGATATGCTACAGTTAGAGATTTATTTTCAGACTATGGAATGGAATTAAGAGTGAAATTATTACACGATAGAGTATTTTATGGGGAGATTTCTACTATAACATTTTATTGTACTTCAGTAAATAAAGGATCATAATGAGGGCTTTTTGTATTTATCTTATTACAAATTTAGTGAATGGAAAAAATTACGTTGGGCAAACCGTACAACAAATTAATAGAAGATTTAGTGCTCATAAACGAAGCGCTTTTAAATATGAATCATTTTTACCATTACATCGAGCTATGAGAAAATATGGGATTGATAATTTTGAATGTAAAATAATAGAAATATGTAATTCTATTGAAGAATTAAATGAGTCGGAAACAAAATGGATTTTAAAATTAGGTACATTCGGAAAAAGAGGATACAACTGCACTACAGGTGGTGAAGGATTTACTGTTAGTGATGATACCAAAAAGAAAATATCAAAGTCACGAATCGGAATGAAATTGTCCGAAAGTCATTGCGTAGCTATTTCTAAAAGAATGATGGGTGAAAATAATCCCTTTTATGGAAAGTCACATTCAAAAGAAACAATAGAAAAAATTAAAGAAACATTACAGGGTCAAATGGACGGAGAAAATAATCCATTTTATGGTAAAACACATACAGAAGAGACTAAAAAATTATTATCTGAGAATCATAAAGGTAAGCACGCCGGAGAAAAACATCCTGGCGTGAAATTAACTGAAAAAGATGTATTAGAAATTAGGAATGATATTTTAAATGGAATTAATCGTAACTATTTAGCAGTAAAATTTAATGTATCTAAAGGTACTATAAATAAAATAGCAACCAGAGAAAATTGGAGTCATATATGATAAGAGCCTTAGTTTTATCAGGCGGTGGTGCAAAAGGGGCGGCGCAGTGCGGCGCATTGCGTTATATTTTAGGTGAACTAAAAGTTTCATATGACGCATTCTGCGGAATTTCTGTTGGCGCTTTAAATGCTGCCTTCCTCGCTCAATTTACTTATGGCGAAGAACAAAAATCTATCGATGAGTTAAATAAATTATGGCAACTGGTTGAAACTAAAAAAATATATAAAAGACATTTCCCATTTGGGCGATTACATGGTCTTTGGCTTAATTCATTCTATAACAGTGCTCCATTATTAAATTGGATTGAGTCTGGGCTTGACATAAATAAGATACGTACATCTGGGAAACAGGTTAGGGTCGGGGCAGTTTCATTAAATACCGGCGAATATAGGATGTTTGATCAGAATTATGAAAATTTTGCCAAAGCAGTCGCGGCATCATCTTCTTATCCGGCAATGTTAAAACCAATTGAGATGGAAGGGCAATTATGGTCTGATGGCGGGATTCGACATATTACTCCACTACGGGCCGCAATTGACTTAGGAGCGACAGAGATAGATATTATAATCACAAGTCCAATTGCAGATACAAAGCCGTTCCCTGTCAAACCTAACGCGATTAACGTAATAACAAGAACGCTTGACCTGATGACTGATCAAATAATATCTGATGATCTAAATGAGACCATATTCGTTAATGAAATGGTTTTAAAGGGAGATGCTCCAAACAAACGATATATAAATTTAAACATAATTCGTCCAAACAAAGACTTAACATATGACTCTCTTGATTTTTCTCCAGATAAATTAAATGAAATGAAAGAAATTGGATATAATGACGCGAAAATGCAATACAAGGTGATGTTATAGTATATATATTATGACAACCGCCTTTGGACCGATAACGCTTGGAAGAGATTATAATTTTTTCAAGAAAATAACCGTTATTAATAATATTTTTAGTGCAGATTGCGATGTAGTTATTACATTTTCAGTTGATTGTTTGTCAATATTAAACGAGGGAACTGGTGTAATTGAGGTTTCATTTAATGGGTCGACAGTTCATGCAGAATTAAACCCTAATACAAACACATCAAATATTAATATTCGCTCTTCAGGTATTAGCAAAATATGGCTTAGATTAAAGTCTGGCGCAGCATCAACTGTTAGAATTCAGAGCAATTCAGAAGTAGCAACAGCTATAACATCACCTATTACTATTTCAGGATCAGTAACTGCTAATAATAGCTCAGTTGGGCTTGATGATATTGCGGCCCCAGCCGATTCCACTAAATTAGGAGGATTGGACTCGTCTAATAATCTTAGGGCTTTAAAAGTTTTTGATTTAGATACTGGGGCAGGTATAGATTATAATTTGGGCATAAGTTTAAGATTACCTGCTGGTGGAGGATCTGTGGTCGGTGGAACTACAGCTAATCCAATAAAAATAGATCCAACTGGAACAACCACACAGCCAATTTCGGTCGCATCTTTACCATTACCAACAGGCGCAGCTCTTGATGCAACATTACTAACAATAGATACAGATATTAAAGCTACACAGCCAAGAGATGTTACAGATAGAGCTGCTCGTTTGCTTGGGATAGTATATGGGTCTCAAAACCAACAACTTAAACAAACCCCAACTAATTTTAATTTGCAGTCAGAGATTGCTGTTGGCGGCACACTAATTGATCCGAGGTCTATTAGGGCACTAACAAGTTCAGACGTTATAACTGTAAACGCCGGATCTGGTACGTTCACTGTTTCGGGAACTGTTACATCTAATATTGGGACAACTAATGGGTTAGCTCTTGATGCAACATTAATAGGTGGAACTCAAACAACCAGAATAACTGATGGTACTAATACGGCTACAGTTAAAGCTGCATCTACTGCCGCTGTTTCCACTGATAAAGCATTGGTGGTAACTCTTTCTCCTAATAATTCGGTTGTTTCTAATGCAGATGGATATACAACCACTTCTGCTCCAGCATATACAAATAATACTTTTAGCCCTTTATCATTAACTACCGTTGGAAATTTAAGAGTTGACGGGTCATCTGTTACACAACCAGTATCTGGAACTGTTACATCTAATATTGGGACAACTAATGGGTTAGCTCTTGATACGTCTGTAGCAAAATTAAATATTTCACAGGGGTCAGCTTTAGGCACTAATACTCAGGCGATGGTTGGAGGTAGCGTATCATCAGCCTCACCTACTTATACTGATGGATATATAAATCCGCTTTCTCTTACAACATCTGGTGCGTTGCGAGTTTATAATAGCAACACTGCCACCGCTCAATCAGTGGCATTTGCAGATGGGGCAGGGCTAGATTCATTTGGAAGATTAAGAATATCATCTCCACATACTTTATTTGATTGTAAACAATTAATAGATAATCAACCACTAATATTTGATGATCAGCAAACTAGCGGGTCCGGAACATCATCTACATTTTTAACGAATCAATCATCATCAAAATTATCAGTTAGTAATTTGACAGCTGGAACAAGGGTAAGACAAACATTTACTAGGTTTAATTATCAACCAGGAAAAAGCTTTCTTGTCACGGAAACGGGTGTGCTCGGGGCAGGAGCATCGGGAATTACCAGAAGGGTAGGTTATTTCGATCAAAATAACGGGGTATTTTTTCAAATATCCGGGACTATAAAAAGTGTGGTTGTTAGAACCAGTACCAGCGGAGCCCCTGTAGATAATGTAATTCCGCAAAGCACGTGGAATTTAGATAAATTGGATGGTACTGGTGTAAGTGGAATAACATTTGATTCATCTAAAACACAAATATTTATGATAGATTTTCAGTGGCTTGGTGTTGGCCGTATAAGATTTGGTCTTAATATTAATGGAAAAACAATATATGTCCATGAAATTGATAATTCTAACGTTCTTTCGGTTGTATATATGTCAGTACCTAATTTGCCAATCAGATATGAAATCTCTAATAATGGGACTGGCCCTGCCGCAGATTTAATTCATATTTGTTCATCTGTAATTGTAGAGGGAGGAAGGGAATCGACTGGTATTGTACTTTCTGCAGATAGAGGTTCAACACCATTAGTTACTCTTAATGATAGCAATATATATCCATTAATATCTATTAGATTAAAATCTATAGCTCAAATGGCATCACTAAGCCCAATATCATTTTGCGTTGTATGTACGTCTAATACTATATATAGAGCGTCTCTTTTACTAAACCCAACGATAGTAGGAACTGCTCTTACGTACACGCCTATCACCGGTAGCGTTACAGATATTAGTAATACATCTACAAATGCTACTACTGTTACTGGCGGCACATTAATTCAATCATTTTATGTAGATGTCAATGCCTCATCATCACCACAGGTAACCTTGAATGATATTCCAAGCGATCTGCGCATTGGCTCTACAATAGCCGGAGTATCTGATATTTTAGTATTGGCGATACAAAGAATAACCGGAACCACTGAAACTTTTTATGCTTCAATGATATGGCGTGAACAAAATTAATTTATCTTCTATTTCCGTCTGCCAAGTTTTGTTTTGCTGAATAAGGTCTAAGATTTTTAAGCTCCCAACATTTATTAAAATCTATTTGTTGCATGTTTGTGAAATGAAATTTGCTTTGAGGAATAATATGGTCTATATTCCATTTCCAAGTTAATTTGTCATTATCATCCCAGTATTTAATGCGATATTCCCCGTAATTTTGCCAATTCATCCATGGTTGAAATTGTTTTTCTAAATGTTGCTTTAAATCATCGATGGAATAATTAAGATATTTTAATATTGACCTATGTCCTTTTGTTGAGCCTCTGATTTTGATCGCCTCTCTTACAGACCTTGATATATTGCTTTTTAATTTGTAGCTTATATTTTGCCTACGAGTTTTCCCATAATTGACCTTGTATTTTTTTTTACAACTGAGCCGGCATTGTTCACAAAACTTCCCATATTTAATTAAAATAGCGTCACATTCTGTGCATATATATTGTTTTTTATTTTTCTGGTAAAATATGAAATTTCTTTTTACTATACATTTTTTGCAATATGATGTTAAATTGTCTTTTGTATGCTTTGATTTAAAAAATAAAGTTAATTCTTTAACTTCCTCACATTTTGAGCACCGCTTTTTTTCATGCACCAATATCAGTTTTTTTTGTTTTTTGAAACCGTTGTGATATAACGATTTGCATATTTTGCAGATATTGTTTAATCCATCAAATTTTGTTTTGTTTTTGTGAAATTGATTTATATTTTTGATTAATTCACATCCGCTACATTTCTTTTCTGCCATATTAGAAATATATCATTCAATTCACATATTAATGACATCCACGTTAATAGATTTGGTTGGAATATATGGCATACAAACATTTTAAAAAAACACAGGGCAGAGATTTTAATTTTTATACTATCGTTCAAGTCAATTGGACTCAGTTTGGAGCCTCCGACGGTTTTACTGTTGAAGATGGTTATGGCCCAGATATTATAATTAGATTTTCAACACAAGGATTTAGCCTGATTAATTACGGGGCAACGTCATCCAATTCTATAGAGTATTCATTTAATGGCACAACTGTAGCTGGTGATATGGTGCCAGGAACTCCAACAGCCGCGTTAGTTTTTGATTATAGGACAGTTGATATGATTTGGTTTAGGCTGAAGGCAGGATCCACTGGTCCAGTCGATGTAAGAGTTGAAGCCTGGTCAAAATAATAATTGTCTAAAAAAATAAATTTAATTGGGTTAACTTTTAATTATTTAAAGGTTATTTGCAATGCCGGATGTATTAAAAATAGATCTTACTCCGAATGTTTGTGCAGGTGCGGCAAAATTGTTATTGTTCAAAATAAAAGAATTAAAAGCGGACATACTAAGTCTTGTGGATGTATTAAAGGATTAAACCAAAGAAAATACTCTTCAGAAATATCCAGCGCTAGAAAAGTATGGGCAGACTATAACAAAGATTTGCCGTTTGATATTTTTTATAAATTGACTCAGCAAAATTGTTTTTATTGTAATTCGCCGCCGTTTAACAAAATTAATACATCTAAAAAAAGAACAGATTCAGTTGCATTTGTTTATTCAGGATTAGACAGATTAAACCCATCATTAAATCATAACGAAAACAACATTGTTCCGTGCTGCAAAACATGCAATTTTTTAAAGGGTGATAGAAATACTGATGATTTCAATATTTGTATTTCAAGATTAAAGCAACTATCTTGGGTTTCCACAGAAGAATGCAGAGAATTATCTAAAAAAATAGATGCAGATTGTTTAGATATTAAGACTAATTTTTATTTCTCAATTAAGAAGATTTTCACCGAAAGATATAGCGATGGCGATTTAACAATAAAACAATTTTTTCAACTATCGCAAATGAACTGTTATTATTGTGACTCCGAAAAATTAAATTATTATAGTTCTTATAAATCAGACAAAACAGTTAGCGAAAAGAGAAAATCAACATCATATTTTAGATATAATGGGTTGGACAGAATAGATAATAATTTGCCTCATAATTTTGATAACTGTATTCCATGTTGTAGATTTTGCAATGTGAGCAAAAACAATAATAAGTTTGTATGGTTTATGGTACAGTTAAACAATATTAAAATTAATAATGTGGAGATAAAATGAGCCATGTATCGGAACCAAGAGTAATAATAGGTATAGGATCAGTCCCTATTGGCGCAGCCGGAGGAGATTTAAATGGGACGTATCCTGCACCTGGAGTTATCAGAATTAATGGGGCAACAGTTCCAGCATCAGGATCTTTAACTACAGGAAATGGTTTATATGTAACCGCAGCTAGTACATTATCATATTCTGCATTAAACTTAGCCGGGGGATCTAATTACGTAATCGGAACCCTTCCAATTGGCAATCAAGCAAACCAAATAATGGCTGGTGATGTTACGGGTACAACCGCATCATCAACAGTGGTTAAATTACAAAGTAGGAATGTATCGTCAATAACCCCGCAAGATGGATATGTTTTGACTTGGGTTGCGGCTAATAGTGATTGGGAGCCACAAATCACAAACGTTTCAGTTGGATATGCTTATGGACAATTAAAGGCCGATGGAACTGCGGCCTCATTAATATTAACAACGGCCGGATCATTTTATTTATTAAACGCATGGACAATAATCGATCAAAGCTTTTCTACCATCCCAAGTTTAACCAATAACACTATAACGGTAAATAAAAGTGGCGTATATTGGCTGCATTCAAGCCTGTCATTTCACTCACCAGATAATAATTTTATATTAACAATTGGTATTTTTGTTAATGGAATAAGGCTTTTAAATACAGAGGCACAGGTTGATGTTAAAGCGGCGGTTCAAGCATCACAAATTCTGGTTAACTCTCTTCATTCATTAAACGCTGGGGATGTTGTTGATATTAGATTAATGAGTGCGCTAAACTCAAAGCAAATTGATGTTCTTGTAGGTGCATTTCTTGTGACGAAAATTGGCTAATTCGTTTGTTATATATTAATTTGTGGCATCTAAAAAATTAATTAAAAACAGATGTGAAATTGAGGGTTGCAATATAACAGATCCTAATGCTCTTCAATTGCACCACATTTGTGAGAGAACAGAAGAAAATACTACTAATCATCCCATAAATCTTGCAATTATTTGTTCAGTTCACCATGATTTAACGCACTCTGGCCGTTTAAAAATAATAGGCGTTTTCCCGTCGACAAAACCACCAAATGGTAGGACTTTGGTTTACGTCTTGGATGGAAAGAAAAACGTTGATATTAACGAATCATATTTCGAATTCAAAAATAAATCTTTCAAAATCTGATTGACAAAATATTTATAGTGCGTATTTTAAAATTATCCAAAAAAGGAAATTAAAATGCAAAATAAAAGCAAAATTTATAAATTATCCGAACAAATTAAAGAAGCTCAGAACGCGTATTATAATGGGTCAGAAATTATATCTGATGATGAATATGATGCGCTTATTTACGAGTTAACATGTTTCGATCCATCTAATCAACTATTATCTAAGGTTGGTTCAGATCCATCAGAACAATGGGTAAAAGAAAAACATCTTCATTCTCTTGGCAGCCTAAACAAGGTTAATTTCCCTAATGAGATGACAAAATGGATAGAAGAAACATTATGCGGCAAAGATGTTATAGTTTTGGATAAATTAGACGGTTTAAGTATTGGTTGTCAATATACTGATGGAAAATTAACAAAAGCCGTATTAAGAGGGAATGGGCTTGAAGGAGAAAATATATTAAGAAATGTTGTAAAAATGAAAGGTGTTATTAAAAAATTAACATCTGATTTTAGCGGAACAATTAGAGGGGAAATAATTCTTACAAAAACAGACCATCAAGCTCATTTTCCGACATATTCTAATCCAAGAAATGCAGCATCAGGATTATGCAGAAGGTTGGATGGAGAGGGGTCAGAATATTTAACTTTAATTGTTTATGATGTAATTGGAAATGATCTTTTACAACTTGAAACAGATAAAATAAAATTCTTACAACAAAATAGGTTTATTCTGCCAAATTATAAAGTTTGTAAAAAGGCCTCTGATGTAAATGATTTATGGCAACAATATCAAAATACTATACGAGATAGTTTAGATTATGAGATTGATGGCCTGGTAGTTTCTTGTAATGACATATTTTTCCAGCAATTTCTTGGCGAAACAAATATGAGGCCAAAAGGAAAAATAGCATTCAAATTTGCAAATCAATTTATCAAAACTACAGTTACGAAAATAGAATATCAAGTTGGAAACTCCGGACGAATAACCCCGGTTTGTTGGTTTGAACAAGTTTTATTATTAGGGTCGAAAATAGAAAAGGCTTCGGTTTATAATATGTCTTATATAAACGAACATAAATTAGATGTAGGGGCGGATGTATTGGTATGTAAGGCAAATGAAGTTATACCAAGAATTGAAAAAGTTATAAAACAAACTGGTACGGTGGCTAAACAACCATATTTTTGTCCGGTTTGTAATAGCGTTCTTAAAATGAATGGCGAAAATCTACAATGTGTCAATGTAGATAGATGCTCTGCACAAATAAAAGGTAGAATTAAAAACTGGGTATCTGAATTAAATATATTAGAACTTGGCGATACTTTAATGGAAAAATTGGTTGATTCAGGGTTTGTTAAAGACGTATCAGATTTATATAAATTGTCTGTTGATGATTTGTGTAAGATTGAGCGAATGGCTGAGAAATCTGCCGAAAATGTTTATAATTCAATATGGAAAAATACAGAATTGCCACTGGATCAATTAATTGGATCATTAAGTATTCCTATGGTCGCAACTTCAACCGCAAAATTGGTTGTTGACGCCGGGTACGATAATTTTGATAAAATATATTCCTTAAGCCATAATGATTTAGAAAATATTAAAGGAATGGGCGAGATAAAGGCAAAATCTTTTGTTGATGGTATTAAAAAGAATAAAGATTTAATTAATAAACTGTTGTTAAATGGAATTAAAATAAAAGAAAAGATAGTTGGAAAATTAACAGGAATTAGCGTTTGTTTTACAGGGTCAATGGTAAATAAGCGGCCAATTCTAGAACAAATGGTTATTGATGCCGGTGGAACTGTAAAAGGATCTGTTGGGAAAGGTCTTAATATATTGGTAATAGCGGACGTAAATAGTGCAAGTAGTAAGGCCGTATCTGCAAGAAGGCTTGGGACAAAATTAATTTCAGAGAATGAGTTTATTGAAATTTTGAGTTAAATGTCTATAAAAACATATTATCTAGTATAGCCACTTATATTTAACAAGCTATTCAAACACCGGAGCGAAAGTTAATGGCCGAAGATAAAGAATTATATTACGGAATGGTGATTTTTTTTAATGCTAAGACAGGTTTTGGCTTTTTAGAATGGGAAAAAGAGGGCGGAAAACAAAAGGATATGTTTTGTCATTTCTCTGATATAAGTTGCGAAGGCTTTAAAACTTTATATAAAAGCCAAAAGGTTTCATTTCAAATTGGCGCAAATAAAAACGGAGATCCAAAAGCAATAAATATTATAGTTTTAAGGCATTAAACTATTGTGCCTGCTTCTAGATACCCCATCAAGTATATTCTGTTTTGCGGAATATGGTCTTAAGTTTTCTAACGCCCAACATTTCTTGAAATTTTCGTCTTCCATGCTGCAATACAATAAACTTGCTTGTGGAATGATATGGTCAATGTTCCAAGTCCAGGTTTCTTTATTAAAATCATCCCAGGTTTTTGAATTATACCTTTTCCAATTATTCCAATTCATCCATGGCTCAAATTGTTGTTGAATATGATTATGTAATTCTTTAATTGAATATGGCAAATAATTAATTATGGATTTTTTACCCTTGCTAGCCACTTGATTTATTAATGATTTTCTAACCTCCGAGGAAATTCTAGCTCTTATCTTAAAGGTAGGGTCGTTATCATATCTTCTTTTATTATTTTTCTTATTTCTTTCAATATATGATTTTTTGTTAAGCGCATAATAAAGCTTTCTTTCTTCTAAAATAGCTTCTTTGTTATCTAAATATCTTTTTTTATCGTAATTTCTTTTTTCATTTTTTGTAGCAGACAGTCTTTTTTGCGCTTTATTTATGATGTTTGCTTTATTTTGGCGGTAATATGATCTGTGCTGCTCCAATATTTTGTCTCTATTTGTCTCATAATATCTTTTTTTGTAATATTTAACATTATTGCACTTTGACGGCGCACTAACAATATCTTCGATAATATCACTTTCAATTAACATATTAAGGCCTTTAATGCTAAATTAATATTATTTTTTTAATCCAAGAACAATTTGAATAATTTGTAGGACTATAGCTATGGTGCCAGTCGTTAATAATGCATAAATCTTAAATTGATTCTTATCTAGCTCAATTATTTTCACTTCAATTTTTTCTAATTTGTCAAATACCTTTCTCTCTATTTCATTAAGAGTATCTTTGTATGTTGACATTTGTTGTATAATATGCTTATGTGTATATTCATTATGTTGAAGGACAGCGTTGTTTATTTTATTAACTTCCTCTAAACCTTCGATTAGCCTTTCATTTTGATCGCAAACCTCAAGTTGCACCTCTACAACCTTCTTGTTTACCTCAAGAACTAAATCCAGATCCATTTTTGATATAGCTTCATCGTCCTTTTTAGTTACCACGGATTACCTTCGCTTTTTAACAGTTTTATTTTTTCGTTTTTGTATTTTAGCCAATAATTCTTCGCATTTTTTATCTAGTTCTTTATACTCTACGATGATATCTTTTTCTTGCAATGGCACATCGCATATATCATCTGTAACAAATGCATTAGCGCTTTTTGTTGACATTTTGAAATCCTCTAGTATTAATTGGGTTATCCATTTCTACGGTATCAGCATTTTCTTCAGCAAATAGCTCGTCAGACACAATTAACTCTTCATAATTCTCTTCATTTATTTCATGTATTGATCGTGCTCTATTTGGTATTATAGCATTTGTATCAATTGCAATCTTAAAACTATTAGAATCAATTGTTGGCGGAGATAATCTTTTAACAACATATCTTCTTTTTTGAAACAATGATCCTTTGTTTAATGATTCTTGCAATTGATCCATGGTTAATCGATAATGTTTTATATCCAATAAATTAATTGATGTTTTCGAACGAACAACGACTCCAAGATCATGTAATGCCATGTCTTTATTGCAAATGTTCGTGATCCAAAAGTCTTTTATAGAGGCCATCTTAATAAGAATGTGGCAATATTAATAACATGACATGTATTGTATGGCTGATTTACTCTTTTATTTTCCTGGCCAACAAGCCACCTTTACATTAGAAATATTTAATTCTGATGGCTATAGATTTGATGGCTATGTTGATGGCTATGAACCAACTGTTGATAGGGTGTTTGGGCCATTATTCACAGAAATGGACGGATATCTTTTAGGACAAGACGGCTATTTCCCACAACCAATGAAAAAAATAGATACTGGGCTCTATACGTTTAAGCTTACTATTCCGAAAGGCGCTGCGTCGATCGGGAGCTATCTAGTTGACGTTTCCTATACAAGTTTGATGACAACATATAAGAAGCAAAAATTATATCAAATTGTTGTTACATCTCCATTTGGCAATTTTTCGGCAACTACTTAATTAAAGCCTTTTGTTGAGCGATAAACTCGTCTTCCCATACAACAACAAGATTGCATCCGGCTTTTTTAATTAGATTTTCTCTATCTAATGTTTTTTTGTATAATTCGCCATAGGTTGTTTTTGTCATTGGATTAATATCATTTGGACTAAAACTTTTTGGACAACCATGCCAAAACTTACCATGAAACTCATAAACTGTATTTGTTTCTGGAACATAAGCATCAGCTCTTATATATTTTTTACCAATCTTTATTTTTGCTTGTCGATATTTTTGATCGATATTTAATGAGTCAAGCCATTTAGTTTCTGGTTTAGAGATAATATGGGTGCATTTTGGACAACCTTGATCTTGTAGATGATTACTTGGAGTTTGTTCAAAATCACCATGAATAGGACAGGTTATTGTTACTTTTGTATAGGCATTAATATAATCAACGTTTGTATAAATCCATTTATCTCCATATTTTTCAGCAGCTTCTTTTGTAAATTGTTCTGTGTCTTTTTTTATATTTCCGGCGCATTCTGGACAGCCTTTACCTTGTAGATGATTACTTGGAGTTTGTTCAAAATCACCATGAATACGGCATGTTATCGTTACCTTTGTTTTGTTATTTATATAATCTACTTTTGTATAAATCCATTTATCTCCATATTTTTCAATGGCATTTTTTACAAATTGTTTTGGGCCTTTTGTTTTTGCATCTATAGCGCATTTTGGACAACCTTGGCCTTGCAGATGATTACTTGGAGTTTGTTCAAAATCACCATGAATACGGCATGTTATCGTTATTTTTGTATAGCTATTTATATAATCAACTTTTGTATAAATCCATTTATCTCCATATTTTTCAGCAGCTTCTTTTATAAATTGTTCGATATCTTTTGTCTTTGCGTCTATAGCACATTTTGGACAACCATAACCTTGCAGATGATTATTTGGAGTTTGTTCAAAATCACCATGAATATGACAGGTTATCGTTACTTTTGTATAGGAATTCAGATAATCAGTTTTCAAATAAGTATAAAAAAAATGGTGCATACTATTAGATTTATATACGAATTCTTTTGCTGTTGACTTCCTCATAATACAGCGGCCTTCTCCTATTATTCAATTATATTTGTATCATGTTATTCAGCAAAATCACTTCCCCACCATCTACATTATATATAGTGACATTTCATATTTTTAACATGTTTTGCATATTTCAGCATTTCTATAGTTAATGATGTTTTTTTAATTATTACAACTGGATTTTGGAGATAATTTGTCAATAAAAGCACGTGGAGAACTTATAGAGCCGACAGACCAGGTTAACCTTACAATACAATTTAAGGATAATTTTGGTGTCGCTACTGATACAGATACTTTTCCACAAATTTCTATTGTTCAACCAGCGGGCTTAGTTTTACTGGCACCAACATCTATGGGCGTTGCTCATGTTGGAACTGGGAAATATTCTTATTTATATACAGCCCCAATAAACGGGCCACTCGGTATTTGGAACGATATATGGGTAGGCTATATAAACGGTTTTAGAGTAGAGGCAACATTTAGTTTTGCCGTTCTAACAACACAAGTTCCTTCCATTAATTCTGACGGCTATGCCCACCTTGGAGATGACTTTGGATTTGATTACTCCCAGGCTGCCATAATAAATATAAACAAGCTCCTAAAGTCATTACGCGCCCGCTTGAATAGTTCTGGAAAGTCAAAGAAAGTAGATTCTTATGGCAATGTTATTTATCAAACTTGCGATATATTTAGTGTAGATATGTTAGTTACATTTTTAGCAACGTCATTATGGGATTTTAACCAGGTGCCGCATTTTACATCATTTCAATTCGATGATTCTGCTTTCGTAGATCAATTTGGGGAAATATTGATTGAGGGCGCGACGTTATATTCTTTATCATCAAAAGCACTAATTGAAAGAGGTCGCGAATATAATATTACTGACAATGGTATATCTTTTCAGCCCCCCACTGTTTCTGATCTTATGAATACTCAATATGGAACTCTACTGACTCACTTTTGGGAGAAGCTTAAGTTCATCAAGAATAGTCTTAAGCCTAGTCCAAAGGGTCTCGGAGTGTTTGGGATGACATCGGGCGTAAATCCAAGTGTGGCTAGGCTAAGACATCTTAGAGCTCGTAGAATTATTTAAAAGCACACTAAATAACCAAAATTCATGTTATATATATTAAACATGGCCAGGCCGCGTAATTTAGATAAAATTTTAATAAAAGAAGTTCTTAGGCAATCATACGACGAACTTGGTAGTTTAAAAGCCGTTGCAAGAAAATTTGAGGTTGATTCAGGATCAATAAAAAGATACATGCAACAATATGGTTTAAAATTCAAGGCACAAGTTATTTATTATTGTGACCATGATTTTTTTTCAATAGATAATGAATTGAGCCTTTATGTCGCTGGTTTTATTGCCGCGGATGGATGTATTAAAAATAGAAAAAATTTAAGCGGTAGCACAAGGCATGAATTAGGAATTGGGTTATCTAAAAAAGATAAAAATTTTTTAATATTATTAAAAGATGTTTTAAAAGCAGAAACTCCAATAAGAGATTTTATTGTTAAAAATTCTAAACGTAATCCAAAATGGAATGACAGTTGGAAAAGCGAAATAATTATTACTTCTAAAAAAATATGTAATGATCTCAAACGATTTAACATTATTCCGCGTAAAAGTCTGATTTATACATTCCCTAAATGGTTAATAACTCATCCATTGTGCCATCATTTCATTAGAGGGTATAATGATGGTGACGGCAGTTTTTATATACCAAAAAACAGAAAATATAGAACTTCACAACAGGTTTATTTTTCTATGCGTGGCACAACAGAATTTCTAATGGATGTTAGATATGTTCTGGAACAAAAATGTGGTATTGATAAGCTAGATAAATCAATTCGTATTTCTAGTGGGCAAGGCTGCTTAGAATACGGCGGAAATATAGTTGTTAGCAAAATCACTGATTATCTTTATAAAGATGCCACTATTTATTTATCTCGCAAATATGATATTGCAAAGCAATCTAAAATTGTCTGATTAATATATACGCTAAATTTTAATATAAATTGGCTAACTTACAAAACGCCTCAATTTTATTAGCCAAGTTATCATTAGCATTTTTAGTTTCAAGGGGAAAAATAATCGTAAGTTTATCATCACCGTGATCTCCTGCCCATAGAACTAATTCGAAAACCTGTAATTCAATTGTATCTATTTTAATATCATCAATTTTTGAATCTGCATATGATAATGTTATATGCGGGTTATAGTCATAATTTTTGGAATATTCTATTTTATTTTCGTCATAGACTTTTTTAAGGCTATCATTTAAGTTAATTAAATCATTCGATTTAACTTTTGCAATAATAGGCGTACCAAATTTACCTTCAGGGAAACAATTAATTTTATTTATTTTAACGGAAAATGGTTTTATAGTTTTAATTGCATTATATGTTGTTTCCATTATTTTAGAAATATCATTTATTTTAATATCTTCGCCAAAATAAGCAATTGTTATATGGTATTCGCTGTCTTGTGTTTTTTCTCCTGGAACATCAATTGATTTTAATAATCTTGCAACTTGGTGCGGAATTTGAATACCTATAAATGCCATATTGTCCTCATCAATGATTATAACATCTCTACTATTTTATTCGTATTTTTACATGCTAAAATTAACAATAGAACAGGTTAAACAAATTCCTATATCATCTTTAATGAGAATGATTGATAAAGCAAAATCATATATAAAAAATGATGATGTAATGAAAGGAGTGTGTAAAGAATATAATATAAATGTTGATATTGTTGATTATATCCCTACAAAATTTGGAGAGTTAGATGTAAGCGCAAGAACAGATCATGGCGTAGTTACCTTAAGTTATAAATTGTTATGTGATGGAGATTTTTTCAAGGACTATTCTTATTTAATCCATGAATACACGCATGTTTTGCAGCAATGTTTTGGGGAGAAGCCAACGAAAAGCGCAGATGCCGGTTATCTTGACAATCCGCATGAACAAGAGGCATTTCAAAATCAAATAGAATATATTGCAGATGAACTAGGAAATCATGAGGCGGATAAATATGTTGATCGTCTATTAGATCATCATGACATAAACGACCAAGAAGAGAGAAAAGAAAAAGAAGAGGTTTTATTATCGAAGGTTTAGAAGATTAATTCTCGGCGATAAATTAACATATTCATATGGCTTACTATATTTCACGCGTCAATGAAGGGCTAATCCTTGCATCATCATTGGCGGACGGATACACTATAAATCTTAAGTGGACGTCAGCTTATCCATCGACAAAAACTAATAAAATTGCTTACCATATTTATATGTCTACCAATGAAGCTACCGTGTTTTCAGAGGGCGTAAAATATGTTTCAATTGATGGATATACCTCTGCCGATATTTTAGATTTAACGCCCGGGCAACTTTATCATTTTGCCGTTCGTGCAGTTGAATATAATCTTACAATAGTAGATCCGACAGAATTGCCTAATATTTTCAATAACTTAAAGGTATATCCGCAATCATTATTATCTGCAAATATAACGGCCACATCCACATTAATTCCGCTTATAGACACAGCTACATTTCCTTCACATGGAATTATAAATATTGGCGTTGAATTAATTAATTATTTATCTGTAGATAGTTTTAATGATAATTTAGTATTGACAAGCGCAGCATTACAGAGGGGGTTTTATAACACGCCCGCCACAATTCATAACACTGATGGGTATGATGGGTATGTAATAATGAGCCCATATGTTAGTTTTTTGCTTGGGTTAGAGGAGCAAAACACAAGAATATTTGCATGCCAAAGCAGATTTGATTACGACAATTATCAATATACAACAGCAGATGGATATCATCAAGTTGCAAAGGATTTATTAACCTCTGATATGTCCGCTAGCGATGAGGCTAACGAAGGTTTTCCTATATATGACTATTCAGGATATCATAGGACAGACCCGGTTCAATTATTAAATGGTGAATGCGTTGGAAGTTATATTGGCGGAGAAATGGGCTGTATAGATGAAAATGGCGATGCTCAAGTGTATCGTGGGTTTTCTTTGCAAGATAATAATAACCAAAGGCAAGAGATATTGTTATCTTTGACTGGTAGGCCGGCTGTACTAATTAAAAGGCAAAGAACCGGAATTACTTGCAGCTGTTATTTACCATCAAGCGAATATCCGGATGATCGCTGCCCTAAATGTCATGGAGGAAAATTTGTTATTTCATATAATCAATTTTTTAATTCAAGAAGGTCAGATGGCAGGATAATGGTAAGGCTGGGCCCGGCTGATGAAGATGTTAAAATGTATGATTCAGGTTTAGAATCAGAGTTTCAGGTTGACATGTGGACTTTAAATATTCCAACAATAAAAGATAGGGATGTATTGGTTTTATTTGATGAGAATAATAATGAAGATTTTAGATATGAGGTATTATCTGTTACAAGAAATAACACTGTTTTAAGCCAGTTCGGTGGTCAGAAGTTAAAGACACAAAGAGTAAGGAAAACTGATCCAATATATCAAATTAGAGTTTTTAGAGATACAAGTATGTTTCCAAGCTCCCTTAATACTTCTATCGTGAGCAGTACCGGGATACCTCCACATAGCCATACCTTAGTGATTAATGAAAAAATAACAATGTTGAGCCAAATTAATCAAACAACTGGCATAGCCTTCGGACACTCACATTCTATTATTAATGGAATTTTGCAGCCAGTATTATCGCACACCCACGTAATAGTGCTTTAATTTCACTCGGCTTCTAATAAGTTCGCATATACAGCATCGAGGAAATTAATGCCACAAGACCCTAATTATAATCGTGGAACCGGTAGATTAGCAACTGATCGGTTTGATTTTGAAAAGCACATAAATGGATCAGATTTTAATCATGAAGGTGCCAAAATATTTTTATCTCCATCAGTATTAATTGATGGATATGCAAAAAATAATGTTCGCGATGCCATTGTTGCGTTAAATAATGTTGTATCGCCACCAATTATTCAAGATGCCACTTCGAGCGTTAAAGGCATATTAAAATTAACACATGATTTAAGCGGAACGGCAAGCCTACCAGTTGTTGTTGGAATACAGTCTCAGCCAGTTAGTTCTTTAATACCATCTATAGGCCAAGTTTTGAAATGGGATGGTGCTGCATGGGAAGCATCAAACGAAGGCAATGTATTTCTTGCCAATGGAGATTTATACGGCGATAATATATTTCAATTTGTTTCTTCAATAGCGGGATTTGCTGGAACTGTACAAGTGAAAAGCACCAACTTAACTTGGCTTAGTTCACTTACACCTAAAATAACTCAATCTGATTCGTTCGCCAGTCCTTCTGATTTTACAATTCAAGCACAAAGCACTGGCGGAGTTAATTTGCCAGGCGGTAATTTAATTTTAACCGGCGGGCTTAAAAACGGCACCGGCTTACGTGGTGGTGTAAAATTAAAAATGAATGCTGGGGGTGATACTATGATGCAATTAGTAGAGCCTATTGCATCTCAAAAGGTTATTGGGTTATTAAAAAATGGCAATATAACGTCTGCCGAAATGCCAGCTGGAACAGGCGATATGGTTATGTATATAGCCGATACGGTGACACCGCCAACATCAGGAAACCCAGTAAATGGAGTTATATTATATTCAGAGAGCGGAGAATTAAAATTCAAACAGCCTAATGGATCTGTCACTGCATTAGGGTCAATACCAAATCCAAGCATATGGGGAGCTGCTGGCGCGCAATCATATTCAAAACAATATTCTTTTGCCACCACAAATGGTGTGGTATCAACCGCAGTTACATTTCCATTAGATGACAATACCACCACAAAATTAGATGTTTTAGTGGTTGCTAGGCGTGCAGATACGGCCGCACAATCAGCTCATTTTAATTTGTCTATGGGATACGTAAGGTTTAGCGCAGGGTCTCCTCAAGCGATTGGGACGGTTACGAGTTCAGATCCAAGGAGTACCTCTGGAGCATCTACGTGGTCAGCTACAATAAACACATCTGGTAATTCAGCAATAATTCAAGTTACTGGCGAAACTGGCAAAAATATTAATTGGTTTATTATTTTACAGGCCGTCGCGAAGAGCTAAAAGGAAATAAATGCCAATAGGAAGAGGCATCTTTACAATATCCAGAATTACAGTTATACCAACAGAGACGGTTATTTTGTATACATCTACATCGTCCCCGGCTAGATGTGGCGAGCCAGTAGATTATACAATCGCAGTTATTGCATTTCCATCGGCACCAAACGGATCTATAGTTTCTTTGGTTGATAATGATGACGGATATGTATTTGGATATGGCACATTATCTGGTGGATACGCAATTATTACTACTTCATTTTCTAACAATATAACAAGCACGTTTAATGTAAGAGCGAATTATTTAGGATCTACAATTGGCGCTACATATATGCCAAGTCAATCTGCCGCAAGATTGCAATCAGTAGTTCCAGATAATTCAGTGTTTATAGAGCCTATGGCATTACCAGCATCTACATGTGGTTTAAGCACAATGACATCTGCAGACGTTTTTGCAGCGTATAACAGTCCATCTACAGGCGACGGATATGTAGAGTATAAATGGGACATTGGATTTGAGCCGGCCGTTCTTGCAACTGGAATATCTATTAATGGCAGTGGTCACGCTATAGTTAATTTAGTTTGGCCTACTGAGTTTGTCAGGCCAGTGAATATAAATGTTACGGCAAAATTTTGGTCAACGGTGCCATGTTTAGAGTCATCTAATTATGTTCCTGCTGGCACGATTACTTTGGATGTTGCGCATGACACTGTAACTACGATAATTCCAACATTTGACCCTGTGGCAAGCCCAAATACAGTAGTATATAACGTTTCTGTCACATCATTATCACCAGGAATTATTAATGGAACTGCAACAATTATGGCAACTGGGGCTGGAATTCTTAATATAACACCAATACCAATCTCAATAGTTAATGGAGTTGGGTCAATGGATGTTCCTTATTTTGAGTGGCCAGCAACTGGGTTTTATGAGGTTGTAGCGTCTTTTACTTCGACGGAGTGCTGGAATAATAGTCAGGGTTTAGCTTTTACTACCGTTAACCCATAATGTTTCGGCACAAAACATCGAATAACTAATTATTTTGCATCATTGAAGGAGAAAAGCCATGGATACAGTTTTACAAGCACTTTTTGGGTGGCAATTATTGTTTTTTTGTTTAGGTATTGCGGCAGTTACTTTTGTAATTCGCAAGATTGTTGAGTTTTATATTCTAGATAATCCAAAAATGCCAGGATCGCGAGCATCTAAAGCATGGAAAGAATTATTTCTTCCAATTGGGCCTGTTATTGGCGGAGCCTTATTGGGCCTATGCGCAGTTAAATATCCATTTCCAGACGGCATTTCTTCTGTAAGTGGCCGAGTTATGTTTGGTCTTGTTGCCGGATTATTGTCTGGGTTCGTGTATAGAGTAATAAAGGGTATGTTGAAAAAAACAGCGGGTGTTTCTGTTGATGAAAATGAAGCGCAAGCATCAGATAAATCTTAATTTGGCGGATCAATGAGCAATTATCCTGGACAAATCGATACCGATATAGAGCTACCGCCTGTAAACGATAACGTGACAGAGGTTGGCTCCGAAGCTATAAATGCTTGTAGGGATGCGATTTTTGCAATAGAAAATGAAATTGGAATTGGCGCATCCGGATCTGCCGGAACAATAGCTTTACGCCTTGGTTTAAGCTTAAATCCAGACGGATCAATTAAGCCGTCTGCTATTGCTTCAATGGGCCTGGTTACGCTTCCAATTTATAATTCACACATAGCGAGCAACGCGCAAATCCTAGAGTCAAAGCTCAAGATGGATTTTAAGACACAGGATTTATTTAATTATATAAAAGATTTATCCACTGACGTTAACAGTGCCTTAGGATGGATAAATGTTACCGGGGTTAAATTAGACCCGCATCTTTCTGGAGCATTATATAAGCATAATCTTTCAGATATATCAGTTAATTCATCTTCACAATTTAAAAATAAGTTTGAATTATTAAGAAATAACGCCAGCCTACTTACTTTATTTGGTGATATTAATGATGATTTAATTCAACATCAAAGGGCAGATGGTTATGGCACAAGTATACAAAGTGTAACGACATATGGAGGAGATATTTATCCGGCTAATTTTGCTCATTATGCAGGCGGGATATATCTAAATACAAGCCGTTTTTCTACTATACCGCAAACTGCAACATCTATACAGGCGCTTGCACAGTTTATTGATGATGCGTCAATCTTTTTATATGGCACAAGAATACAAAATTTTTATGCAAATGGAGTGTCAAGAACATCAAGATCATCAACTCTTGGTTTAGATGGATATGGACAATCACTTGTTTCTCCAACATTAGTAACAACGTATTTATTAAATAATGGAACATCAACCAGTCCAGTTGATAATATTGATACTGGCGATGATATTATAGAGTTTACTCCAGATGCAGGCGTATTAAGTAATAATTTATTTGATGCGCAATTTGCATTAGTTAAAGTCGGCGATAAAATAACTGTAAATTATGGTGGAATAGAGGCGTCATTCATAATTAATGAAAAAAAATATATTCAAAGCGGATTAAGCAAAAAATTTATTGTTCGTATAAATGGAAAAAATTTGGCTTATTCAACCTCTGCTCACGCCAGAATTGACAAGCCATTATATAATAAAGATAAGGGCGGCGTATTAGCAGTTGCACCATCTGGTAATTATTTTGAAACAATACCAGTAAGTTTAGTTCCTCCAAGCTTAATAGTTGGCCAACCAAGATCTGCAGTGGCATTTGGATTAGGGTTTGATGCCCAATTATTTAATGCAACTCACCATTTATTATATCTTGCATTGTTTCCAACTGGTAATATTGCTGACGGATACACTATTTTGCCAGGTATTGATGTAACTGGGGATCTGGGGACAAAACCAGGTTCATATACATTAGATTCAATTGTAGAGTCCACCAATAATTCATTAAGAAAAAAGGGTTATAATTATCGGTTCATAGCTTTTCAATTTGGTGGTGAGTTTGGGATTATGTTGGCTGATTCATATAATGGCGCAGGATTTTCTATTATCAGTGGCGTTGTTGGTAATTCTGGCGCTTACGATCAGGGTTTAACTACGCTAAATTTTTCTAATAACGTTGTTGGATTATTCGGCGTTGATGGTAAGGCTGCGCCCGATCCACTTGGGTTAGGAGCAAATGGGGCTAATGTTGCAAGCCCACCATATGTTGGAAATTATTTATCTGCTGAAGCCGCCGCAATTCCAACTAAACTATTTGTTCCGTTAAAAAGAAACAATTATTATGTTAATGGTATTGAGCGAGAAAAATTAAATATAGACATTGGACAAACATTAGACGGATACGGCGACGGTTATTGGTTTGGTACGGTACTATCAAGAACAATTATTCCTGGTATAAGGGTCAAAACTATATATAGGATTAACCAAGAATTATCCGCATCAAAATTAAATGCTGGCAAAACATTGGTGATTCAATCCAATGGTGCAGGGTCTATTGTTGATTATGGTCGATTTATAATAGAAGATGTTACATTTACAGTTTGTCCCGGGGTCACTTGCACAGATATAACCGTATATGACGCAGTGCATTCAACGGGAATAACCCCGTATGTCTCTTTAGATGTTGGAAATCCAGTTAGAATATATTTTGGCGCAGACTCGGTTGGATTTAATCAAGAAAGCGCGACTGATTTCGTTGGAACATCTGTTATATTTAAGCGCTCTTTCGAAATATTTGCAGATCAAAATGGCGACACATTTTCACATGAAAGAGCAAGGTTTGTAAATAATGGCGGCACTATAACTATTAACGGAATAACTTTATATGGGCCCGGTCCGTCGCCATTCACAACATCATTTGATTTTGTTAATATATCGCCAAAATTACGCGGATATAAATTTACATCTGGAACTGCATCTATAAATAAAATCAGCTTAGCGATATCAGGGTATCAAAATACTACCGGTGTATTTGACGGTTACTTGGCAATGTATGATGGAATAAGTCTTACAAAAATTGGCAAGCAGGTCTCTGGTAGAGTTGGTGAAGTGACCAGATTTTACGATGAAACAAATGTAGATTATATAGATTTAGCACTAGGATTCAACTCATCTACAGAGTTTACTTCATATGGCGCACAGATTATGGATATTCAATTATTTCCAAGTTTGCGGCTAGATGAAGAATTATTTCCAATAGCAACATGCCAACTTCAACCAATTCTATTTACGCACTCATCAAATATAGCTTACGTTAAAGATATTAGAGATTTTGGAAATGTAAGCGAAAAACAGCTTACTACTTCAGCATTAAATTATCTTTCAGCGGCAGATAGATTGCTTCACGAAAATGGGGTAGTTAGAGGGTTCGATATATCTGAAGATGCCGCGAATCCCATAAAAGATCAGGTCAAAATAAAGGGTGGTGTTGCGCTAGTTAATGGAAAATTGGTAGAGATTAATAATACAACAATTTCAATTCCTGTTGTTAAAGAGAAGGATGTAGTATTTGGAGACTTATATAATATAAATTGGGCCATATGTGCTAATGATAGAAGCGAAATACAGGCCATCCCGCTGTTAGATTATGACGCTTCACTTTCAACTTTTAATGCCGGCAGCAGAATATTTTGGGCAATAAATACGGCAACTGGATTATCTTATCCGCTTGATGCAGCAATGTTTTCAGATTTAATTAATAAACGAAAAGACCTTTGCATTCTTCATATAGCGTCATCTACAGTTACAGGGACTGGTTTAAGCGTAGATATTTCATTATTACTAACTGATGCAAGAAAATATGTTAATGATGAAGGGTCTAATTTACCACTTAAACTTACAGTTGGTGATGCACAAGGTAATTTTAAAAATCCAATTGCAATATTAAACTGGGTAAAATATAATAACGCATTTAATGGGCGAGCTATAATTAAAGGTGCAAGCACTTCAATTAGCTCAACTATTAGAATGGACTTTACTAACCCTGTAGTTATAGATGGCGAAAATAGCGGAGCACTGATATTTGATGGAAGCTGTGTTATTGGGTCAAATATAACCTTTAAAGATATTTCTCTAACATTTAATGGAAGTTTAGCTGTTGTTTCGTCAGCGCAAAATATAATTTTTGATAATTGTAATATAGTGGTTAATAATTCGGGGTCTTCAACAGTATTTGCGTTATCAAACACAAATAATTTTATACTGAAAAACTCTTCGTTAACAGCCGTATTTGCGACTGCTCCAGGGGGAAAGATATTTGATTTAAGTAATAGCACAGGGTTCAAGATTCTGAATACAAATTTATCAGCATCATATAACGTATCTCCAGGGACGCAAGGAACCGTTTTATCAATAACTGATTCTGCCAATGTTGATATTTCAGGGTCTACATTTACTGGCAATTTTATGAAGTTTGTGAATATAACAAATTCCACATTAGATTCATTTGATCTAAAACTTTATAACAATACGATTACTACAACCCACGCAGCCACATCTGATATAGGGTGGATATCAGCTGATTTGGTTAATAGTTATACTGGTATAATTTATTCTGATGTATCCTCTTCATTATCAAATATATTTATTGATGGGTGCATATTTAATTTTAGCCCAGCCGCTGCAACAACCGATCGTTTATCATTCATTACGTTTGTATTATCTGGCGGAGCATCAGTTCTAAAAAATTTAAAGATAAGCAATTGTCAGTTTAATACAAATGTTTCTAGCTTAAATGATAAAAGATCTGCTATAGCAATAATTAATACTTCTATAAATGGCACGTCATCATCTGTTCAGCCAGTATTATTAAATGCAACAATATCTAATAATATTTGCAATAAAGATCAGGCGATAATACTGACATCAAAAATGGTTAATGTGTTGGGTGTAGATTATATGACATATCCAGGGTTAACCGCTGTAAACTGTGATGTATCAAGCAACGTTTGTGGCACTATAGGTTATTTCGTATCATCGGCTACAAAAACAAATAATCAGCCGTCATTTACGAATTCTAATAGTCGTGGGTCCGGATTAAATATAATTAGTAATGATTGTAGATATATTTCCAACCTTAATTCTACCGGTAAATATTTTGCTTTATCAAAGTTAAGCACTAATTATTCGCAGTATCCTTCCGGGTATGTTAGCATTAAAAATAATATAGTAAACTGGATACATACCGGGTGTTCATATGAAGAAAATAGCTCATTAGATATTTCAGACAATTCTTTAATGGCTTATGATATTGCTTATTTGGATGATTTCGGAGACAATGCTGCTTATATCACAACTTCATTGGCCTATACAATTCCAACATATAAATACGCAATTGTAGTTAGCGGAAATTATAATAATAACTTGGGCCTTGTGCCAGATGTTGGAAATGATTCAAATGTAACAGTGTCTGGTAATACAACAAATACTGGCTTATATGTTAACTCAATATCTGTTCCAATTAATTATGAATATGGCGGATATGTATGCAGTTTAGCATCGGCTCAAATAACAAAAAATACATTCAGGGGAATTGCAAATAACATTACAGCGCTAACCGGAAGTCATGGCATTGTTGCAGGCGGGTCTGTAACATATATCACGAACAACAGAATATACAGAGGGGCAAATAATATACGCGCCTATATTTTTCAAGGGCACCCATATTCTAGCCCAACGGCAACAAGCTATGGAAATATAACAGATAATTATTTTGATAGTTATAGTTGCAATGGTACCTCTGATGAAGATGTGAGCAAATCAATTCCAGACCGTTGGACGTACGAAAGAAATAAAAATCAAACAGGATGGTTATCTGTGCCAATGGCAGTTAGCGGCGAGTATATAAATCTAAATGATACAATTGATTTATTAACTATATTACCAATGCCAGATCAACCTGGTCCAGCATACCAAACATATTCATCAAATGTTGGGTATATAAAAGATACCGCGACGCCTATAGAATTTAAGGCATATGGTTGGCAGAAAAACATAAGCGCATTGTTACCGTTAAATGTTCGCCTTGTATATGTAAAATCTGGAATTAGAGTCTTTGATTCTGTATTTCAAACTCCATCAGATTCTCCACCCGTAGATTCTCTAATGCGTCTGCACGTGTCAAAAATGTTAAGTTCTTATAATTCTACCAATACCAACCTAGATTATTTTACGCCTGCATTTACAGAAAATAAAGCAACTGTATTTTCTTTATCAACCGATACATCAATTACAGGCGGTGGAAATGCAACGCTTACAGGTTTGCAAATGAATGCAATTTCATTAACTCAATATAATTCTGTACAAATAGAGGGCACTGGGTTGGAAGAGGCGTTTATAACCGGTAAAGCATACGAATTTGTTGTATCATATGAATTAAGGTTGCAAAGGGCCGTTAGCAAAACAATAAATATGGCCGTATCACCAATAGTTGTAAAATATAGGTGGTAGATAGTGGCAACTAATAACATTGTAAAATCAGATCTATACAAAATACATCATGTGGTTCAAGGCTCGATGATTGTATTTCCAAAAGAAGCTATTATTTCTTTTTTACGAGATCATTTTTCAAGAGACAGTTATTATCATTATTCTAAAGATGAGTGGGGATTTGCCAATGTTGTCGATCATACCGACCTCCCGTTAGGCTCAGGTTTACATGATGATACAACAACTCGTGTATTTATTGGCGAAAACTATAGATTTGATGGCATTTATTATCCAGCTATCTTAGTTAAAAATGGCGGCAGCAGATCAGTTCCAATTTCAATTAATCGAGAAGAGGGCGCTGTCCAATGGGCCGTTCGTGAGTTTAATGATGGATATGGAAATAGAGCTTTTTATAAATATCCTGAGAGTTTCTTATTTCAAGGGGCATGGGAAGGAAGCATTATTATAGATGTGGTGACCAGGAGTATTAGAGCAAGAGACGATTTGCTTGAAATTGTAGCAATGTGCTTAACCGACATTTCTTTTAAGGCTTTACAAAAAATAGGGGTTGTAATTAAACCACTTAACATAGGATCTCCGTCAGAAATCGATGATAGAAATGATAAATTATTTAAACAATCAATTACATTGGAAATACGATCCGAATGGCGTAGAGAATTGCCAATAAATAATATAATAGAAATTATAAATTTTTCCATGGATTTTGCCGATGTAAGTAATAATTCTCCTGTGGCAACTAACTTATCTATTAACACGAGATCGACGCTGCTTGATAATTTAATGAGCGTATTATTTTTAACTACGCCTACTCCATGAACTCACGACAATGTGTAGCATGTTTTAAGATTCAAGATTTAGTAAGTGAAAATTTTCAAGCATCATTCGACAAATTTCGCAATAAAACATATTTTAAGCATAAATGTAAGGTATGCGAAAGAAAATGTTGCAGACAATATCATGAATCAAATAAACATAAAATATTAATAAGAAAGCGTAAATATGAATCCGATCATGCTGCAGAGCGAAAAGAATATAGAAAAAAATATAATCAAACTGCCGCAGCTAAAGAGAAAAATAGGGCCAAAGCAAATAAACGGTATCATGAGCGCAAAAACAAACCAGAATACAAATTACGTAGATCGGTTAGCCTGTCTATCAACAAACAATTAAAAAGACTATTTTCAAATAAAAATAAAAAATCTATCACAAAATATTTGCCATATTCAATTTCAGATCTTAAAGAATATTTAGAGCGCCAATTTGAGCCATGGATGAATTGGGGAAATTATGGCGCCTATAGAGTCAATTTTTGGAACGATAATGATAAAACAACTTGGGCATGGCATATCGATCACATAAAACCGCATTCTACATTTAATTATTTAACAATGGAAGCTGATGATTTTAAAAAATGCTGGGATCTCGCTAATTTAAGGCCATATTCAGCTAAACAAAACATTATTGATGGTGCAACTAGGGTTAGACATAAAATATGATATTAAAAATATGCTCTAATTGCAACGTAGAAAAGAATGCAACGGAATTTGTTCAAAAAAAAGTTTGTAAATCGTGCGTTAATTCCAAATCTAAAAAATATAAAGAAAAATGGCTTGCTAATAATAAAAATAAACGAAAAGAATACGAAAGACAATATTATTTAAAAAATATAGTGAAATTCAAAATAAAATCAAAAACTACTCGATTTAAAGAAAGTAAGAGAATATATAAAAAAAATCGACGAAATAATGATGTTCTTTTTAAGATTAGGGAAAATGTTTCTAACGCTATTTTTAAGGCATTAAAAAGGGGTAAAACTAACAAGGCTGGTAAGTCTATTTTACAGAGCTTAAATTATTCAATTCAAGACCTGAAAAATCATCTCGAAATTCAGTTTGATAATAATATGTTTTGGCATAATTACGGCGCTTATTGGCATATTGACCATATTATACCACAATCCGATTTACCGTATGTCTCAATGAATGATGATAATTTTAAAATATGCTGGGATCTAAAAAACTTGCGACCACTAGAGGCCATGCAAAATATTTTAGATGGAGCAAGAAGAACTAGACATAAATAATAGTTATGTCGGAAATATAGGTGAATAATTCTACATTTTAATGATAACAATCACTCTATAGGTCATATGTCTTTTAGATATCTATATCAACAATATATTAATTTCATCATACTGCCTATGATAAAGCACTCAATGCCAACCAATTGTTTTAACGGAGAAATATAATGCCTAGTATTCCTGGCGCAAATAACGTCCTTCCAGGCGTATTTACTGATGTAATCACTCAGTCACGCGGAGTTTCGGTCCCTGGCGGTATTCGGATCTCCGCAATTATTGGAGAAGGTTCGAGAACTGAAGTGATGGTCTCATCAGCCCTTGGGGGTGGTCAAGACGGACTTAATTCGTCATATACTTCAAGTTCTGGCAGTGATGGCCGACATTTTCAGCTAAGCCTCTTCCCTCTAATTTCTAACCGAACCTCTGTATTTAGGAATGGGGTGCCACTTGTTGGTCTAGAATCCACAATAGACTTAAACTCTTTTAGCGGCTCTTATGATTATCGTATAGATATAGATACTGGTAAAATAGAGCTTCAGCAAGCACACTTGGTTGATCTTGGCGGGTCATTTTATACTCCGCTTAGCACAAATATTGGAACCGGCTCGTTAAATAGTTTAAGCTTGGTTGATGTAAATGCTTCGTCTGAGACATGGACAATTCGATGTGTTTCTGTACAAAGAAATAACTTAAATGCTCCAATTGCAAATACGGCGAAGTTTGTAGCTTTTGGCTCGGTTTCAGGCGCAAAATTAGATGCAAATGGAAATCCGGTCGTATGGGTTGCAAATAATCAGGTAGTATCAAATGGAATTCTTCAATTTAGTATATCTGAATCGGCGACTCCTTTCCGTGAGGGCGATGCGTTTACTGTGAAGGTAAGCAGCGGGGTGCTTACAAAAAATGATACATTAACTGCAGAATATATTTCAATTGCAGACTTAAATGATCCAGAGTTTCTCGAAAGCATGGATTCGGTTACTAAAAAGCATGGCCTTGTAAGCCTTGATAATAATCTTTCTTTAGGTTGTCAGTTGGCTTTTTCTAACTCAACACCAGGCGTAATGTGTGTTCAGGCAGCTCCGGCAATCCCTCGTCGACAATCGTTCTTAGTTGTTGATGAGTTTGCTGCAACATCAACAAATAATGACGATTTTACGTTCCCATTTCCTCTTGGTGTTATGCCAGATTCAGGTTCACAGATACATTTCTTTGTTAAAAACAATGCAACAAATGTAGAATCCCAAGTATTGCCGAACAAATTTAATTATTATACTCTTGACACTTTAGGCAATCCAACTACATCTACATTTACACAAGATGATACTTTGGCCCCAAGCGGTTATTCGTTCTCTTATACTGTAGTTAGCAAAGAGGCCTCAATAATTTCAGGGTTCGATGGCTATATTGCACGTGACCCGGCATCTACTGGAAATAAAGCTTTCTTTAGCTACAGTTCTAGTTTTGATGCAAGTTTCGTTGGTAAGAAATTAAAGATTATCGATGCAACAAAAGTGGCAAATCAAGATTCAAGCCATGATTATACAAATAGCTTAGGTGTCGATGGATATTTAACAATTAATAATGTTGTAAACGGTCAGTTATTAGTTGGATTTGATGCAATTTCTAGCGCTACATTTACATTAACATCAATTACGGCTCATGCAACACAAGATCTTGCTTTCCAAGTTACTAATTTTGACGAAACGAACGTTCTAACATTTAATGGGTTAGATGGTTATATTACAGGGCCATCTGGAACAACCGCTACATTCTGGAGCCTTGGCGGAATTGATTTTACTACATTATCTTTACCAACAATTAAGCAACTAAAGATAAGTGGAAATTCCTCTTTTAACGGAACATATGATATAGTTTCTGTTAACGGCACAAATAATATAACAATTCGAAAAGTGTTTAATATTGAAAGCAACTTACGATTTGAAGTTATTGACCAAGATCAATCAAGTTATTATATCGTTCTAAATCATAATGTTGCCCCAAATGGTTATGCAGTTCGAGCAACATATGTGGATTCAAAGGATGCTTCGTTCTTTGATGCAGGCTGGATTACCGCTTTAGAGGCTCTTGAATTGGCAGAATGTGATATATTGGTACCACTGCCAAAACAAACAAAATCAATAATCTTCCAAAATACACTTATTCATTGCAAAACAATGAGCAATATAATGAATAAGAAAGAGCGCGTTATGTACACCGGCGCAATTGCCGGCCTTAAACCAGAGAATATTACTGGTGCAAGTCCAGCTGCTGTTGAAGATATTGGCATTCTCGAAGGCATCCAAGGCGACGAAGTAAATGAAATATTAGCCGGAAACATCGAAGACTTAACAAATTATTCAGTCTCTGATGCATTTGGAAACACCTTCCGATGCGTATATTTCTACCCAGATCAAATAGTGGTTCAAGCTGGTGCAGATAATGTGCTTGTTGACGGCTTCTATATTGCGGCTGCTGCGGCTGGTTATACCTCATCCCTAAATCGTGTAGAAATGCCTCTTACAAATAAGGTGCTGTCAGGATTTACAATTCTACGCAATAAGCAATATTCGCCAACTGTTCAATCACAATTGGCATCAGCTGGCGTTAGCTTACTTGTCCCTGTCCAAGGTGGTGGAAATATCGTATGGGGACGAACAACGACCCAAAGCGGCTTCCCAGAAGAAGAAGAAATTTCAATCGTCTTCATCAGAGATCGCCTTGCCAAATCGCTTCGACAAGGATTTAAGGGTTACATCGGCATCCCAGAAGATAATGATACACTCGCAACATTAAGTGGTCGGGCAATTGGGCTGTTGACTTCGTTTGTATCGCAAGGTATGATTACAAACTATAAGGATCTTTTGGTACAACGTAATTCAGTAGACCCTAGACAGTATGATGTGTCTGTAAAAGTACAACCATCCTACCCAGTTAATTATATTTACATAAAGGTATCACTGGGCGTTCTGTGAACTACCAACGACTGAAGTCGTTGGCTTCTTAGATGTTTTTAAAGCACCGAGGCTCGTTCCGAGCCTATAAATATTCTTTGCCGTATTATGATCCCTGTCCATTGTCAATCCGCAGGATTGACAATTATATGTTCTTTCTTCTAACGGCATATTTTTTATAATCCTACAACGCGAACACATCTT